TTATCCCCTTTCAATTATATGGTGCAAGAGTTCTTCTCTTGCTTTCTTGAGTCCTTCGATTCCGTTGCCGTCAATCGAGTGGTTAATAATAGCTACCAAGCCATTCATAATGGCCTGATTGGTCAATTCTTGTTGCTCAAACTTGTCTTCCAGCCGCTTAAAGCGTGCGGAATCCTGTTCGTGCTGCACTTCAAGGGTTTCTACTCGCTTCTGCACATTAATAGCAGGTGCGAGTATATCCTTGATAGCCTTAATACCCTGAGATATGAGCACAACTGCGCCCAGTATTGAGGCGCACCATCCCCACCATTCCATACAGCCCACCTTTCTTTAGTTCATTTTCAGCCGCCCAAAATACTTCCAATAACCAGCGGTAGCATCAATAGGCCGTATCACAACGCCATCATCGCGTCCCTTAGATTCAATTACCATACCGTTTCCTACATATACGCCAACATGGCTCTTGTCAGAATTTGTGCCACGGAACAGCAAATCACAGGGTTGCAAGTCAGTTTTGGTAATCTTAGAGCTCATAGCCCACAGACGGTTACCATTACACTTGCTCTTAGCCATACCGTGGTCTTGCAACCAACGGGATATCAAGCCAGAACAATCATACATTTTGATATTCTGAACGCCAGCTTTTTTCTGCTTGGCCAGAAATGCCTTAGCACGACGCTTATTGGCAGAGCTATTCTCCATTATGTCTATAGCATAATCAGTAGCGTCCTCGCCATTACCGCCCCAGCAATAGATATTGCCAAGTTGCTTGTACAGATAGCTAATAAGGTCCGCCCTAAGTTCCTCATCAATAACAGGGGCAGGGGGAGTGACAGCAGGGTCTTTGTCCAGCGCGGCAAGAGTATTTTTACCGACAATACCATCTATGGTCAACTTCTTAGCTGCCTGAAACTCGCGCACAGCATTATATGTTTTTTTGCCAAAAATGCCATCTGCGGTGATATTGTAGCCGTGTACAATTAACCTCTCCTGCGCGTGCTTAACATCGTCTCCGCGCATATACGGGTCTGTGAGGCGCAACGTGCGCACAACCTTAATATCCTCCTTGGGTTCATCGGGTTCAGGTTTCACGGGTTCATCTGGCTTAGGTTTGACAGGCTCGTCTGGTTTGGGTTCGGGTTTAGCCGGAGGAATGAGCGCATACAATTCTCTGGTATTGGCAAGTATTTCATCGTATGTGCAATACAAGTAACAAGTCCCATTTTGGAACATACCTTTAGGTTCGCCCCAGCTATTCCTTAATATAACAGCCTGTTTATCATCGTCCCAACCGACAATAGCCAGTGCATGACGGCCTATTTGAGGACCACCTGTAGTGCGCCACCAGCCATTTATCTGGTCTACAACCGGCAAGCCAACGAAACAACGCTGACCGCGATGATTACGGCTCCCGTATACAACAGCCTTAATCTCATCAATAGTATTTATCTTAGCGTAAGTCCAACCCTTGTACGGTTCGGCGGCTTTGAGCATACGCTCTGCATTACGATGAGCGTAATCTATAACCTCCTCTACTTCAAGGTCGACATTATCAACCGAGCGCGGGGGGAACCCGTCCCGCACGAAACCAGCAAGCGCTTCATTAACGTAGAGCCCGACGAGCTTATGACTACGCCAATAGCCATAGGCAAAGCTTGTGCCCATTTCGACGCCAGTTGCCGCGTGCGGTGCTCCACGTAACGCCTGTATAACACAAGATCCTATCTGACCTTGGTTATATGCAGGCGGGTCATCTGTCACCATAAACTGTTTTGGATATGTCGCAGCCCCTACTATCTGTATGTGATAGTCACGAGGGTCGGGCGTAGACTCCAAACACCCATAATATTGTTTTTTCTTCATACTACCTCCATGATAGTGCGTAGCGCATTGAGAAGTTTAATTAATTGCGGAAGGGTCGATGAGGCACTCATTGCCATCAGCTCTGCCTTGATTTTCGCAAGCTTGTTTTTATCTAACTCTATTTTGTATTTCAGCGTTTCAACACGAGAGTTCAAATCATTTCGTGTCATTGAGTAGAGCCTCCAGTTCTGCTATTTTGGCAACCAACTCATCATACGTGGCATTCTCGTCCAGCACAATCTGTTCGCCATCTTGGTTGCGTGTCCAATTATCACCTACACGCATATCGCCTATTTGTAGACCAAATTGAGACGCATCTACGAGTTCAGCATTTAATGAGGATTCGAGTTCATTCTTCTGCGCTGCATCTGCGACCAGTACATTGGTCACAAAATTATCCTTTACTACTGCATATTTCATTTCTTTTATTCTCCTTTATGCTGCCTTTTCTTGTTCTAATGGAATACGAATATAAACTATACCTTGATATCCGGCTCCAGCTGCAAGTTGTATTGAACCATACTCACCACCACCACCGCCGCCAGAACCATAGTAAGAAGCATTACTGCCGGTGCCACCTGGAAAGCCTCGGCCACCTGCACCACCGCCATAAGTTCCACCTATACCACCAGAATCTGAGCCAGAACCAGGTGAACCGCCATTGCCACCATTTGTTCCACCATAACCTCCGTAAAAATCGCCATAGTCATTAGAAACACCACCGCCACCGCCGCCAGCACAATGCGGTTTACCAGACCAAAGTTCATAAGAATCATCGCCAAATGGGTACTTGGATAAACCATCGCCGGAACCACCGCTATTTATTTCTGTACCACCACCACCTGTACCGCCATTTTGACCAGATACAGAATTGACGCTTACATTATTAATGGACGAAATGCCTTGTGCTGCGCCAACAACAACTTCTCCGCCTTCAAACGCTTCGACGATTTGATTCTTTAAGTAACCACCAGCACCGCCAAAATGCCTACCATATTGTATACCATTTGCGCCACCGCCGACGACACAAACCTCAATGTTCACGGGGTCAGAGAGCACAAGATTGCCAGACTGTGTAATAGCCAGCAACCTATAATCGCTACCATCCCCCATTGTGACAACACCATAATCGGTAAATGTACAGGAACCCTGAATCAAGAGGTTAGCTACGTCAACGCCACCGAGTGTTGCCATCATTCTACGCCGTAGCGCCCATGGTGCTATCATTGCGTCACCACCTCTTGGACTATCCAAATACCACTATATACATCAAACTCATAACTTTTGCCTGATTCAAATGTGGGGAGCTTACCAAGAATTTTGCCCGTAAATGTAATACTGGGCGAATTACCAGCGGAGAATATACCATGTGCCCAACCGCTTAATGTAGGCGGTGTGAAGGCGTATGTAGTTACAGCGGTAGTGGGCAAGTATATAGTGTTCGCTGTTAATGCCGTGCCGGAAGTAGGGAGGGAAGACGCCGTTTGTACTTTCTGCATGTCAACATACTGCTTGGTGGCCGCTTCATTTGCAGTAGTAGGGTCCCCAGATAAAACAAGAGCGCCGGTCATTGTGCCGCCGCTCTTAGGTAGTGCCGTGGGGTCATGTATGTCGTATTCTATTTGTCCAAGTTTTATTTTCTCTAATTCTGCCATTTGTTCACCACCTTTATTAACAAAAACCTTAATGTGTGATATCTTTAGTCAAACAACAAGTGAACGCAAAACGAGATAGGGGAGGCGAGAGCCTCCCTTGTTTCGTTTTACAGCAATATGCCGAACGTTGTTGCTATTGTCTCTTTGTGCTTACGTGGAATAGGACGCAAGTCTTGCACCCAGTTGCCTACACAAGATTTGCTCACCCCGCAGGCATTGCCTACGTCTTCAAGTGTCAAGCCCTTCTCGCGCATCTTGTCTGCCAGATATTCGCCATCACTTGGGATTTTAGCAGCCTTACCATGTTCAAAAGCCAAATCCCACATGATTTGTTGCTTGTCAGTTATCATCTTCTTGGGTTCGTCCATGTCTTCAATATCAAGCGTCTGCATAGCATCACTGATAACGCGTTCAAGTGCTGGTGTCATTCTATGCCCAATAAGAATTAGCCGCATAGCCAGCGAATAACCATAGGCGGGATACACCTGAGCCACGTCCAACATACCTCTCGCACTAAACTTGTCTGGATAGACATTGTACATCACCCCGTACAGATAGCCGAATGTTTTTACCGCTTCATCTCTCATTGCTTTCTCCTTACTGCGCGTTTAATGTATTTATAAAGGGCTGTCGCACCCTTAATATACGGCAAAGAGTCTTTACTGCGTCGGATATTACCGACTTGCGCCAAGCATAACACGCTCACCGTCGTTTGGATTCCTTGGTTAAATATCCCAGTAACTCATGCATATGTGCTACGCCGTAGCGCCTTACAGCCTCTCGTTCCTGCTGATGCATACCGTCTATTCTGATTTTCACGCCCGGTACGTAAGTTACCTGAAATGCCTGCATGAACTCGACAACCGTCATATCTTCAATATCGGTACGCATTGGTATCTCTACATCTGCTGAGTCGGCAAGTATGGTCTCGTACAAGGTTTTAGCTGCGGTTGCTATTTCATCGTCTGTGCTTTGACCACGCCCAGACCGTGCAACGAACTCGCCAGTGGCGACATCCACATACATCCGCATAGCTAACATACGTCTGGCACGTGCGTTAGATATAAGTATGCCGTTATATGTGGCTGTGGAAATGCAACCAGAGTTATAAGTGTCGCACTGAAGTCCAAGGGTAGAGGCATTGATGTAAAGTCTATCGTAACCGCTTTTCTTCCAGCGCTTAAACCCAGCTTGTTCGAGTCTCGTTATCGCAGCATCGCTCAACATTCCGCCTCCTTGCTATTGACATACGCCAATTACTATGTTAATCTAAGTACAGAGAAGTAATTTCCAATGTTCCCCGCGTAAGCGGGGGTGACACGAACTGGTTAACAGTCGCAGTGTAAACGGGTAATTACTTCTCTTTTCATACCCGTCAATAACAATATACACCATTCTGATGGACTTGTCAAGCATTTTGATGTATGGCAGGAAGAAAACTTTCGATATAGCAAAAAGAGATGCTTGTGCATCTTTTTTCGTCATTGCTATACTTTAATTTTCAATCCACGCCCTCATAAGAGGAACGACAAAACGTGCCCACGCATACGACATCGCAACTCCTGCGAAACACTCAAACCCTAATTTTCAATCCACGCATATGTGGGCGACATCTATACTTTAGCACAATGTCGCCCAACAGTCAGGCTATGATTTCCTTAATAAGTTTAAGAAATTCAGTTAACTTCGCCAGAGTCGGCAGCCCCGTCATGGCATCCACCGCCTCGCGGATACGGTCAAGTTTGGCTTTCAGCTCGTCTCGCTCAGCGCGGTCGGCCTTTATCCTGCGGTTATAAGCAAGGATTCTATTGCGCAGCTCGTCCGTCATTCCGTTACCCCCGATAGTAACAGGTCAAGGGCTTCCTCGACCGTCACAAGGCGTTCCTTGCTTGCGTCCATTTCTGTTTGTAACGCCACAGCCTGTGCGGCGGCGTACTCGCGCAGTTTAAGCGCGTGATAGTCTTTAGTCATTATGTTCTCCTTTCCTGCCGCTATTGCGGCGGATTAGTTAAATTTTGCGATTTTGCAGGCCACCGCGACCCCGATACTATAGGAAGCAGTGGTATTGGCGCCCTCGCCCGAATGATTCACACTAAGGGCAATGAAAATGCTGCCCCTGTTCGGGGAGCGCAGCCACCAACTCCGCGCGGTATTATTATAGTATTTAACGCGGTCAGTAGCTTCTGCGCCCACATACAAGTCCCACACAGTGCCGCCGTCCTGCATGCCACCGTACTCGCCAAAAACCTCTATCTCGCTGGCTAACGCAAATTTGGCTGTCACCGTGTACGGGCTGCCCTTCTGCGCGATGCCGCCGAGGGATGCAGGGCATTCATATATGTTATTCGCACTACATTCCCACGTGGTGTCCGCTATACACGCCAAAAAGTCCGCATCAAGGCCAGCCTTAAAGCCCGCCTTAGATAGCACATAAGGCCGCGAGAATTTTGTCAGGCGAGGCATGGGGGTATTGGCGGGGCTGTCACTATTCAGCCATTGCAAGATACCGGATTCGCCGAAATTGTTGCTGCCAAGATTCACGCGGCTGTGGTGGTTAAGGTTGCCAGAGCCGGTCTGTCCCAAATCAGTTGCACCGTCAATCACGTCTGTACTCACCGTGCCGGATTCAATTTGCGCGGTCGCCGACTGCGATTCATATGTCTGATACTCGCTATTTGTTGCTCTTAGCTGCCCGCCTGCCGGTATGGCTTGGGGCAGCGTAAAGTAGCATCGCGCATTGCTCTGCTTAAAGGTATAGCTGCCCGCCGCGAGGCCGTCCTCGCAGTACATTAACGCCTGTAGCGGCTCAAATTGCATATCGTCCGGCAGTACATCATGCATACACAGTGTTACGACCTTAGCCGTGCTGTCGTAGTCCACCACATCCCACGACAGGGTGTCGTTACCGCGCTGGCAGGTGATTTGCTGGCCCACAAGCTCAGCCAAATCCATATCCGCGTCCAACGCCGCCTGTATATCTGGGGCAGTCTGGATGGTGCTAAAATCATTGTACAGCAGGGTTACAGCAGCGCTCGCGCCGTTGATAACTCCTTTGACAGTTGTCGGCCTAAAGTGCGCGGCAAGATTGTCTGTCACCTCGACATAATACGCAAAGCCGTCCGCCACGCGAAAACTTACGGGCTGGCCGTTATACTCTGCCGTGCCATATACGGGGCCATCTGCATCACCCGCTCGCACGGTCACGGTCTGGCCTGTGACAGTCACGCCGTCCTGCGTGTTGACAGTCACGGTCAGGGTATAATCAGGGTTCACCGCCTCCCACTCCGTGGGCTTGCCGTCTTGCACGGCCTTGACCTTGATTATCTGGCCGGGGGTGGCGGCAGTCAGGCCGAGCTGCTGTGCTTCCGTTTTAGCGGTATCCACATATTGTTTAGTAGCTACATGCATATCTTTGGTGGGGGGAGCGGACATTGCATATTGCGCAACACTGCCACGTGGTTCACTATCGCTCATATCATTTGATAGCGAATAAGACGCTCTGGGATAACTATAAGTATCATCCTCAAAATAACGGCAATATTCATAAAAGCCATTATGTTCAACATGACGATAATCAATATAAGTTTTATTATTAGTTATGCCGACGGTCCATGTAATATATTGCGCAACATCAAGAGGGTTTTTCAAAATAGTGCCTTTATCACTAATTAAGCCTTGCTGATATAAACTAAACGCTGACTTAGCTTCACCTTTGACAACCGATATATCTGTATTGATAAAACCGAAACCCAAAACAGCATTTGCATAATTATCGGCTAACTCCTTATCAGCATCCGCAGGACACGGTTTTAACCAGCCATTCTTTACATACACAATATTTTTTCCTACACCAAAAAACGTTCTATTAGTATCTACTGGCGTAGTTCCAACATTGACATCCAGCGCGCCGATATTTTCTCTTGCTTGCTTTTGATGTTGTTCGAGTAACTCTTGCTTTACACTGTAAGAAACAAAGTCATGCGACGCAATAATTTCATCAACGTCTACACTTTGTACTACGACAGCGCCATTTTCATCAATACCCAATGTTGTTGTAAATTGAAAATAAACTGCACAAAAGAGCGCTATATTCTTAGCCTCGCTATTATCTTCAACACGACGACCATAATAGCCCACAAAAGAAAAATAACTTGCTTTTCCACTACTGGCGGCACAAGAAGAGGAACATTGCCATAACAAACTACTTGTTTTCCACTTTTTGCTATTTCAATTATTTCATTCGAGGACAAAGGTGAAACAAATTTATCGCCTTCAGATTTTAATTCAAATACATAAGTATTTTGGTCTATATACTCTTGTGGAATTTTATGATAGACGGGTTTGGTTTCAAGAACTACAGTAAACTCGCGCATATCGAAATTCAACGGGATTCTGTCATCGCCATCCAGCAGAACATCATACGACAACAACTTGCCATCGCTGTTTTTGTTTTCTTTAGCTTGTGTCAAGTCCCTTTTCGCTACGATTTGGCCGTCAGTATCTATCAGACTCAGAGACCTATAATTAAGACTGCTCAAATGTATCTGTGAATAATAATCATCGCCGGGAACTGCTAAAATAGCAAAAGGATACTCTTGAAATAGCGAGACTGACCCTGCTGCAAAAGGTCGATCCCCTATATAGTGTAAAACAGCATTTCCGTAATAGTAAGTGCGAAGTGGCACACGTTCATACCTTTCGCTTCCTTCTTCTTTCCAATGTGTCCGGTTTTTAATATAATCCTGGGCATTTTCATCGTTTTGGCCCCAATCTGGTATGACTGAACTTTGTTCAAGTTCGTTTAACCGTTCATCCACACTATCAGCCCAACCGGGGTGGCTCTCTGGTAGTTCGTCAAGAGCGTTAATGCTACGGCTAAACCCCACCCGTACACGCGCAGTCTTGCGGCACATACCATTAACCTTCATCACGCCCTGCACATACAGCGTCTCATGCGTGAAATCACGAGAAATTTCAAATGCCGCATATCCGTCAACTATAGGCAATACGTCGGAGCAATATTTATCATGCTTGCCACAAGCCTGTTCTATTTCAATGTAATACTTAGCATCAGGGTCCAGCACTTTTAGCCGTATCACTGTGGCCTCATTTTCGTTGTCAAACCCGCCAAAACTGCGCGGGGAGGTATCATCAAAAGCTAAATCTATATATCGTTGTGTCATGTTCGCCTCCACTATTCAGCTCAATCACGCGGCGTCACTTCTGCTAATACCAACGTCTTACCGACTACCATACCACCAAACGAAGCGCCATCGGTCACTGTGGATAAACTCATCAACGTCTGCCATGTGCCAGAATCCCCTAATCGCCACTGTAAGGCGTCTGATACAACGCGCATGTGAACCTCGCGCCCATCAACACCATCAGTACCGGGATTGCCCTTCAAACTTGCCAACGGCACCAAATTAGTCCACTCCGTATCAGGATAACGCCATTGGATATAGTTATTTGCTACCCGCAGGCTGACTTCGCGCCCATCCGCGCCTTTACTACTGGGGGTCGGCACATAATTGCCATCTTTATCCTTGATGTACAAACTATCACATCCTTTCAGTAGAAAGGGGCGATATAACGCCCCTTAAATTTTATCTATATGCTCGTTAAGCATCGTGCTAATAAACTGTCGGGATAAACCGTAGTCAGACTGGTCACTAACATCCAGTAGCTTCTCTACCTTCACTATCAATGCTTGTGATGCTACTATCAGCTTAGTAAAATTACCTTCAAGCGTCAGCAGTTTAGACACGGTATCAAACGTGCCGCGCACAGGGCTATCCGGCTCGTACATAGCGAAGTAATTGCTACACAACAGCACAAACGCTTCAGCATATCCCTTAGTCTCAGCGTACTTCTCTGCCAACAGATAATAGGGAATAGATATGGCTACACCTGCCAGCCTTGCCACATCACCTTGCTTAAGTCGCTTATCCGCGTCTATCAGCGCATCGTTCTTTATCGTATACTCAAGTGCTTCCAGCATCATGTCCTCAAGCACATTTATATTGGTATACTTTTCGTGTATCTCCTTGTGCAACTCGCCGTCACGGTTATCTATCAGCATCAGTTTTGCTTCTTCAAATGTCATGCGTCCTTCCAACTCCTTACAAACTCTATCTCTCTTATTTTGTCTTTGGGCAAGCCCTCACACCAAGTATCTAACACACCTATCGCCTCAAATCCATCCACGATTGCCTTCACAAGCCACCATGAGTTCTGACACACAGACTGGATAGGGGAGAATAGGTCACGATTTGCCTCATACTGTGCGCCCAGACAGCCACCAATACACAAATGCTTAATAGGGCAGCGTATACAAGCAGGTTGCACAGATGTACTGAAGCCATAAGCGGTCAGCCCTAACTCGGCGTTCTGTGTTTTATAGCGCAGCACAGTATCAGGATCGTCCACCAGTTCGCCCAGCTTCAAATCGGGATACATAGTCCTGTGGCAGATATGGTGTGACATATCACTCAGGCGCACCCCAAACGACGCTTGCATACCGCAACCAATACCGCGACTGCATGTGTTAAATATCTCCGACAGAATATTAAACCCACGCTGTCCCTCGCTCATAAAACAAGCAAACTCGTTATAGTTGTGCCCGCATTTATCCCAAGCGAAGTCAATCAGATAACGAAGGAAATCATACATAGATTTATTCTGTTCGGGCGTCCAACCAGCATTGCGCACTTGGAGCAGATACACATTGTCCCATTCGATACCGTGCTTAACGTACATCTCTTGGAACCAATCGAAGTTCCGTTTCCAATCATCAATGCCGCGATAATAAATCATGGGGTGAAAACCGCATTTGTGCTTCTTGGCAAACTCAAATATCTTGTCGTAATAAGCGTCATCACGCTCAGCGTGCAACGGTATGTCCAAGTCGTGGACATATGGACGGTTAGAATCCATATACTTGCCGTCAAAACTCGCGCTCAGATATAACGACATTCCAATTTTTTCATACTTGTCCAGAAGGTCTTCCACACGTGCCGTCCATTCATCCGAGGCGATAAAGCTAAAATTGGTTGGGATAACAACATGCTTCGGTCTCCGCTCGGCAGGCTTATCCTTATAGAAGTCGTATATGTAATCCAGCACTTCGTAACCAATACGTTGTGCCAGAGGTTCGCCGCTAAATATGTCTATCGGGCAGGTGAAACCGTTGTAATCCATCCACCGAACTATCTTGCTAAGATTGTTGATAACATTAGTATTATCGTATATAGCTTCGGGGAATGTAGTGCCGCGATACTTAGATATATAACAGTAGTCGCAGTTATGCACCAGCACACCATTAGCTATATAAGTATGCGTAGTAGTCTCAAGGTTGTACAGCGGCTCAGGCATATAGCACTTGGGATAGTCAATGCAGCATATCTTCTTAGCGCCAAACAGCTTAACCACCCAGTCCAGCCGTACCAAACCTATATCGTTTGCGTCCTGAAGCGGCGGCAGGGCAATGCACACCGCCTCTTGCCCAACCTTGAACTTCTTTGCCAGTCTATATCTGCCGCTTCTTTCGCACTTGCTCTTTACCAAAATAGGATGGTCTGGAGTTGTCACCAGTTCGGTGCCGTCCTCAAAGGTAAACCTGATGAGCTCAAACGTCTCGCTATGAAGCAATGTTGTTACCGTGCTGCACTGAGGCCGCATAGGGTCGCTCCTGCTGGGGTATTCTGGGAACCCCATAACCTCATCGCCAACCTCTATATCCTCTATACGCTTCTCCGTGTAATCGGCCATGCGTATCATTGTGCCCGCCGGGAAGCAGTTCAGGTTGCATCGCGGCGAGATAATAAACTCAATGGATTGCTCGCCCTGCCTAAACGGCTCCCAGAAGTAGCGACTCAAAAAGTCGTTAAAAAGTCTATCATTTTCTTCCTTATAATTCATTTAATCCCCTTCAGCCCGCATTCGCGCATGTACTTTAATGTCTCCTGCACAGCGCCATTGCCAAAATACTTAAACTGGCTGGTGGCATACGCCCACACACTTTGAGTCATCTCCAAATGCCCGTACTGACAATAAACGCCGCCAAGTGCATAATACAGCATGTCACGCATCCTTTTATCGGTACGATAACACGCATCTATCTGACCGCTTTCAGCTAATGACCGTATGATTATCTCGGCAAAAGCTCTGCGTGATTCAGGATACTCAGTCCATAACAAGTCAACATACTGCAAACGTTGGCTGTCACCATCTCGTGTGGTTGTGTGCGCCCCAGCAATGGATGACTCAGGTTGCATATAGCCGTAGCTAAACAACCCGTGGCAACTGAACAAGTCTCCGTTCATATCCACATTTGCCGTGTATCTGCCCGCAGAACAACATCCCCAATGGGAAGCTGCCCCGTATGTATTTACGTCTACGGCATCTACCAACCCACGCATCACTTGATAAATAAGCGGGTGCTTGTAATGCTTGAATTGCGTAGTGTCGATATGTCGCAAGGCGCGGATAAATGCCGCCAATGTGCGTCCGTCCTCCTGCGTGTGCGTGCCGGGGTTAACCAACGTTGGTGTTTGCGCTAAATCTATGCGCATATTAGGGTTGCCACACAAACGCAACACCTCGTCCTGCATATCATCAAAGAAGTGATACCACTCCAACAACTTGTCGTTATCTGCTACCATCTCGCGCATGAACGATACGTCCAGCGTTGGCTTGGTGTGCATATAAATATCTACGGCAAGGTCACGGGGAAGAAGTGATGCCAAGTCGCGTATCACTTGTAACGTATTAGCGGTTGTCCCCTTGCGGCGGGATGCGTCATTTATCCACGCAGGACCGTCTATGGATATCTGTAAATCGAGTGTGATATGCCGGTCATTGGCGCGGCAATACTCGTCTAAAGCCGCTATAAACTCGTATATACGCGCATAGCCCAACCATGAGTTAGTAGAGAACATAATATTATTGACGCGCTCATATTCATCCAACAAAGGGAATACGGCGGCACGGAATAAATCAGCATTGATTGTCGGCTCCATGCCCCACAAAGAAATATTATCAATAACGTCTTTGAGCGGCTTAAATTTGTTGATAATATTTTGAGCATATTCCCCAGACGCCATTTTCTCACGGATAACCGCGTTGTTAGCCGCCATGCAGGGTTTATGCTTGTTTATTTGGCAATACGTGCAAGCCATATTGCAGTCACTCGAAAAGTATAAACTTAAATTTGTATACATCCTTTTAATCCTTTTACTTGCCACAACCCCAATACACCTTAAAGATACAATTCTTGCCTTAGCTATTAACCGGTCTGTGGCGGGACGCTATATTTGTTGTTGACACTCGAATAATAAGAATTAACACACTTGCTGCTATATTTTGCTGTGTTATCTCCATTGCATCCACTTGTGCCGCCAAAACCATAATTATGCCCAGAATAATCACTATGACAGTCACTTGTATGATTCGTAGCATGATATGACGAACATTTTGTAGGACATGTCGCATTGATTATAGTATTGGCCACAGAAACGATTTCCTCAAGAATACCCGGTGTATAAAGGTCGTACTGTTGTACTGTTTTCGTCCATTGATATGCCATTATTTATCACCAATATGTTATATTCTTGCTGGTTCTTTGAGCCGTTAAGTTACTACCGCAGTATCCAGTGTTTACACCGCTATATACCATAGACAGATTAGACGTATATACAGAACTATTTCCAGAGCTATACCCGTCATTGGCAGTACGATTAGCTCCATTTTTACTGGAGCAATTATTAGCATATGCAACATACGCGGTGTCGGCAGCGTCAATTAGATCCTGTATCTGTTGCGCAGTGATCAGGTCAAACTGCTGAGGTTCCTCGGTGTGCCATTCAAAAGTCTTGCCCACCTTACTTAGAGCGGCATCGACCTTATCTCGCACTTCCTTATAGCTGATACCATTTGTGCCGCTATACTGAACAAGCGTGCCAGCGTACTGGCCACCAGTCTCTTTATCCGGCATAGTATCACCTCACTTTAATCCATATACGCCCATTCACAGGTATTCCATTGTCCCCCCAAATATCATAGGTGGGTATACTTGATACTGTACCTATAATACGCTCGGGATACTCCCGTACTTCTTCGCGGCTCATTTTTGAAACCGTGCCGTTATAGCCGCTGCACACAGGGTCGCCTACGTTATAACTGTATATCGGGTCGCTGGGGTACGCCAGCACTCGCCCTGACACACACACCGGAACAGCCTGCTGAGTCCAGTCGCCCATGGCAGCGCCAAATGTATCTGACACAATCATTGCGCCGGGTTCGAGCCTACCCGCGCTTTGCCGCACCGTATCATTACCTATTTCTACTACCACACGCCCAGCTTCAATGTTACCATCGGCCTGACGATATTCAGCATAGTCATTCCATACGCCCTGAAAGACACGGCTGGCATATAGGTCGCCATTATAAGCGATAGGGTTAGAAAGGGCGGGGGAGAGCGTGTCGGGTAAGCTTATTGGAAATTCAGTATCCCATTGCCCCGCAGTGCCCTTGGTTAGACCATACTTCAAATAACGACCGCCGCCAGAATACCACATCCTGCTTCCATCGAATACGAGACTGGCGGGTACGCCAGCTTTCATTTCGCCAACAGTGATAGCTTTGCTTGTGCTAATATCATAAACAGGATAGTTATTACCCCATATGTTTACTTTACACCCAGCGTTATTTGTGGCGGTAGGCGTGAACTGTAACATGAACGGCAGCTCATCACCTGTAGGCACAGTAGTTGTGTTAGCTATAGATACAACATAAGTCGTGCCATTAGACCCAGTGCCCTCGGTAGCTTTCTCAGCACAGCGCTTGCACAACCACTCGATTGCAGCCTCTACCCCATTAAAATAGGCGGCATTCAAAGGTGGTTGCGACTTATTCACAAACGTTTTCCTTGTATATTTCAAATCTTAGTTCCTCCTCACATGGCTATGCGTAGCCATACACAACCATTGGCACCAGCAGCATTCTTCTCGCCACCCTTACCGTGCGTAGTGTCCTCAGTGAGCCCAAACACCTTCTCCAGAGTTCCACCATTATTAGTTACAGCACTACCGCCAGCACTGCCGCCGGGGGCTTGTAATAACGTGCCCCATGAACTTCCGCCACCTACGCGACCACGAGTAGTGCCAGCCTGTCCGCCAGTGCCAATGGTGATTGCCACGGTAGCCGAATCAAGCCGCACGCCAGCCTCCGACACATCGTAACCGTTCTTGCCAGTGGCTTCAGCACTGCCACCACCGCCGCCACCACGCACCCATATATCGGCTGTAATGCCGTTCTCTACTTGCGTAGCATCCAATGACAGTGTGCCGGATGTGGTAAACATTATCTGTTTCCACGACCTGCTGCCACTGGTGACAGTCTCCACAGAACTCTGCCCAGTATATGTGTAAGTCACATCGTTACCAGATGTGGCGGTCAGTATAAATACCAATTTGGAGTCATAGTTTGGCATAGCAAATGAGCACGTTGTACCATTATGGTCAAGCGCAACACCGTTCAGGACAGCGCTGGATATGCGATAGGCTGTACCGCCAGTAGGCTTACTAACCGTGAACATAACAGTCGTGCCCTCCGGTATTTCTACAATGTTATACGGATTTGTGAGTGTCGTGACAGAATTTGTGCCGTATTCGCAGGTAAGCTCGCCTATCTGCGAACAAAGTACGCTCAGGGAATGATGCGCGTCCCACTTATCATATAGCGACAAGTCATTGACTGATACAGCGTTGATGGTCATTGCGCCAGTACCACCTAACGGGAGCGTATAACCGGTCACTATATATTGTTCTGGCATATGTGATACTTCAGGACGCAATAGCGTAATAGTCATATCCTCATTTAGATGATATATTGGGGTGGTCGAAAACGACACCTGACGCTGCTCTATAGTCTTACGTTTAAGATAATACCGCGCCAGTTCATTACATTGTTCATAGGTATAGTATTTAGATCGTGTTTCAGTATAAGTGTTATATCCAACGCGAAACACGTTGTAATCGGAGGCGGGATTGGTGTTAGTGGCGCGTCCACTCACCTGTGCGCCATTGACTACAGCACCAATAATACGAACGTCATTGCACATCTCATTGATATTAAACGAGGTCGTATAGCCGTAAAACTCACGCTCATTAACGGAAAACTGCCACGCCACGGGCTTAACTGAATCGTCCTCATCTGTATTAGCAGAGCGGAATACCAAATGCCCCATATTGTCATACCCGCAACTCGATACCAACATAGTGTTGATGCCCAGTAGGACGTCCGCATAAGTATTCTCGGCTTCGGTGCGCAATGTGTACGGCGCATCAAGTACAGATACATTGCTAATATTGCCGTAAGCATCGCTAACCTTACACGTCTTACTAAGATATGAACTGTCCAGCACAGGCGGGTAATCGTCCAAATGTTGTCCGTTGCCACGATCAATCAGCAGTAACTGTTCAATGGCAGTAAACAGATTATCTTTGGGATTTATCTGATAGATGCCATCAAGCGTACCACCAACTGTGCCATCAAGTCCAGCCCACTTGTCTATCAGGCTAAGTTGCATGGTGCGGGCATTCGGCATATACGACTCTTCAGGATTCGTAATATAAAAAACGCCCTGCGGCAAGAAATAGTCCTCGCCACTGGGCAAGCGTATACCAGCCCACATACGCACTTGTTGACCTATCCATATTTTATTCGGATTGAAGTCATGCGCATGGTCGAGATTACTTAAGGTGATAGACGCTGTACGTCGCACTCCGTCTTGTTTCTGTACGGTTAGTTGCCCACCACTGATGAAGTCCTCGCGGATAATAAATGATGGCAACCCGTTCACGTCAAGAAATTCAAGCTTAGTGACAGGGTAGATAGTGCCGAGCCTTAATGCCCGCACATAGTCATTAAACGTTGCCAATCATATCACCACCCCCAAGGTTTGCCGTTATTCAAAATAGCTATAAACGCATTATCTAATCCGTACATATACTCAACCCACACAGCGTCTCCTGTCTTCAAATTTTGACCAGAACAATTCATTAGATGCATAATCTGATTGTTATTTGTGGCTGACAGTAACCGCACATCAGCATAGCGCGACTCATTATCAGCCTCAATTACTTCAGCAGGCACGCGCCGCACAGTATCAACAGTATTGGTGCGCACAGTGTTTGTAACCTTACTAATAAGCATTTTAACGATACGCATCATGTCGTTATCTTTCATGCCGCACCTCAGTTCGTCAGTAGTAATCCATCGGCAGGCGCTATCTCAGCCCAACTGAGAGCCACGTCATACGGCAATTTGGCGTACCCATCACGCGGCGTAAAGCCCAGTGAGGTTATCTCAACTTCCCATATATGCCCCTTAACATCTTTCAAGAACTTGCGTTTGCCATTAGTTGAAAACAGTTTGAGAGCCGCCTCAAAGTCAACACCGCCCTCAGCAAAGTCACCAGTCTCGCAGTCAAACTTGCCCAGCATCGACGTAAGGGTGCCAGAGTAATAGTTTGTGGGAGCCTTATGGATTTTCGGGTATGGTGTGAAGTTATTATATATACCGGTCTGAATGTTGTTGACCATCTGACCGCTGTTAATATCAAGGCCAAACACAAAACATTGACTTAGATGATAGGTATCATTCTCGCCCTCATTCACATCAAATATACTCCATGTCTGCCACTTGGTTGGTATAGGCTCACTGATAATAGGCGCGGTTATATAACTGGCTGTAGACGCAAATAAACGATAAATATACGTCTCGTTATTACGTACATTGTAGTCTATAACCATCTGCGACCTGTTATCCACGATTGCCGCCAGTACCATATTATCGTCACCGACTCGTTGCCTGTATATCTTCCACTCAACAGGAGCAGTAGCGGCGTTAGTCATATTACCAGCCATCAGCGTGCTGTTAAACGTAACCAGCAATTCAGTGTCTATTGTCCACGAAGGCTCATTAGCATAGTCAGACACAAACTCACGCTCTTTTTCATTCAGTTGGCGATTTAACGCCCATATATAATCGCATATCTGGTATCCAGACAACTTGACCGTATTTATCGGCATTAAAGCACCTCCTTATGACGGCAGAATCACCGTGGCGTTAGCGATAAACGACACATCAAACGGCACAGCGTATATTTTCAGTCCGCCCGCGCTCATGGTTGCAACAAACCAATACATTTCTGGTAGATAATCATGGCAGTCCACCACAAACTCCTCGCCGTTCCAGTCCAACTTGAAATACCCGCCATCATCATCGACTGGGTATAAATCATCGGCAGGGTATAAGTCTTCGGCAGGGTACAATCCGTGCTTTGTGTCGTGATGCGAAAGCGTCATAGAGAAAGCCGAACCATCATCATCCAGCGTGCCGGACGCATAGTAAATAGAGTTGTTATCGCCCTTGATGTACCCAGACCAGACATGTTCGCCGCTGGTAGGTATGTCCAGCTTAAAGTGCTCAGAGCTACTGAACGTAATGGCGTTGCCCGCGTCTATCTCAACGCAAGTACGTCCATCAACGGGGAGGGGGGTTAGATATCTGTAATTGCCATTGTCAGGCTTGCCTTCAATGTATCGGATGCCGCCTATATCAATCGATATTCCGCACTTATCCGTGACGGCTACCACGACGGCAGAATTTAGTTCAACTTCAACATATTCTACAGTAAAATTGACCCAGCCAGAGTCCACAAACACACCGTCCTGATTCTGGGCCTCCACTCGCACGGCATAGTCAGTACCAGTTGCCAAACCTGTACAGTTGTAAGCCACAGCAGTATTAGCGTATATATCCTTGGTCCGCTCAATGATATGAGAATGGTCTGCATTAGCCAACGTCCAACGGAACCATAAGATACCGGCGTTGTTGGGCTGACTATATGTAGCGGTGAAATCACAAGAACTGGAATCTACTACAGGCACACCCGCCGCATTTTTAGTGCCAAACGCATCAATAGCGATGCTTGGCGCACCTTTAGCAAAGAACACCGTTTCGTAGCTACTAACGCAGTTCTTTGAGTAGTCGCCTGTATCTACATCCCACCATAGCGTCAAAATGTACTTGTACCCATACACATAGCCATTCTCCATACTTGTGTGTGATGTGGCAGTGCCGTCGTTACTGGGGATCGTATACTCGAATGGAACAATATTACCCTTGGAGTCAGCGCCATAGAACGGAGTGCTCAGCGTTACAACGCCCGTGTCATATATCAAATCACTGGTTGCATTGTTCTTGAATATAGCGCACTGGTAGGCTACCACCGGCGCACGACCATTAACGGTAGCCGAGAATACATTAGCTTGGGTGGCGTCAATTACGCCCTTACCATCGCCCAGCGCACGCGATGGATATAGAAAAGTAGGTTGATAAAGGATAAATCAACGCCTCCTTTAGTTTATTTCATAGTTGTGCCCTCGCCCTGTGATATGGTAGAATCAGGGAGGGGGGAAGACAAAAAACGCTCAAGCACATAATATGATGCTCCAGCCTTGAGCTCATTAGATAGGTCAATGGCAAATCGGCGGATGTGCTCTTGCGGGACACCGTTGATTGATACCGACCACTGTAAATGTTCGTCAAAGTCAATGGTAATTTGCCTGAGAACTGTTTGAGACATATAACCACCTCTTAATTTTGTTAATTATAGGAGATACTTCATGTTATTGAATATTGATTGTATGAGGGATGTGTTGCAATATTTAGTTGAAAATCTATCTGTTCAATATGATGCTTACCCTCCAGTAGTAGAGTTTAAGCCGATATATTTAAGTACCATTTGCAAAAACATGATTATGTATGATGACAACGATATTGCCTACGCCTTGTACAACCTTAATAGTGCCGGTTACATAGAGACATCCATTAACCCGCAATACACCAGAGTAGAAGACTTTTATGTCTGGAACGTATCATATGAAGGTCAGCAGTTCTATCAGAACATACACAAGTCATCGGTTTGGGAGCGCACCAAGCAGGTGGCAAACAAGGCTGGCAGCGTAGCTATATCCATCCTGAGTAGCATCGCTCAAAGCATCATAATGCAGGAGATAGCGGGGCTGATTGCGCAACAATAAGTGCCAAGTGACTATGGCTCAACCATAAACAAAAACAAGCCACTACTACCAATAGTGGCTTGCCGGATTTATACTGGGACTGCCCATTATTTTTCCCAATTCACATCTCTACCAATATCTTTAGACACTTAAATAATTGCTTGCGCAATAAATTTGTGAAAGCCCCGCTTTTTGTGTTGCAATATCTGACATATATGTTTATAATTACAAAAGAGGCTGTGGGCAGCGTCCCATACATAGCATGTGGCTATTGTTCATATATATACGGAACGTACTGTATAGAGTGAACATCCTTCACTCCGAGTTATGTTTACTGACATACGAAGGAGGGGTTATATGGCTGAACTTGTTGCTTTGTGCATTTGTTTGGGTATCATATACCTTATCATACGCGAAAAGTCTAAGTAATTAGGCTCGACGCTGGAACGAAGGAAAGCCACTACTGCAATTAGTGGCTTTCTGGATTATCTTGGGACTTCCCCATAATATTTTCCCAATAGCTGCTATGTTGTCCGCAGCCTCGTTTGTTCTCTTTACAGCCGTTATTATACTTGAAAACCTGCCATATTGTCAACAGATATAAGCATTTCCTATAGCAATATGGTGTAGACAAACCTGCTTCGGTGTGATATTATAGTCAAGCGTGTAAAAACAACCTAATACACCATATTAACAAACAGCTCCCGAACTTTGTTCGGGTTTTCTATTATACGGTATTCAACTTCAATGTCTACCGCACACTACCGTGACAACTCCAACGCCCAACACAGTGCGGCAGCATCCACATGTATTTCGTCAATAAGCACCTCCAACGGGGCGGGGGAGAGCCCCGCCCCGTTATTATACCACAGGTAGCACCCTTTCAAGCATGGTCAGGAAGTTGTCAGCATCGTGGCCTTCCATCAGCACATTACCGTTCCAATATACCTTGCGGCTGTTGTCAGTAGTCATGCTGGAGTTGCTGCCCCCCTTAAATCCAGAGGGCAGTATAGCCTCGAATTTGGTCTGCACATTGCCTATGAGTTTATCGACAAGATTGGGCGTGGTATGTACCAGATGATACAGCTTAGCAGCATCCGCAGAGTTGAACACAACTTCAGGGTCAGTCTGGGTGCCGTCAAGGTGTGCGGGGCCAGTAAAGTTAACCACGCCGCCAGTAGAGAAGGATGGGCCCCAACCCTTACCGCCATATTTTAAGATAACTTCGTTCCACCACTCGTTACCTTTGCCAGTATAAGCAGGCTTGGAGAGAGATCCTTTCGCAAAGCCTATGGGTAAGGGGTTAGGGCCACCCACCAGTATAGGATTGACAGAACCACCACTATCACGATAATAAATAATGTCTCCGTCATTAAGCCCAGTGGGGCGCTTACTACCAGCGGACACTACTATCTGCTTATTCTTCCCGCCGCCCGCTTTACCACTACCAGACACACCAGATAACTTTGCGATAGCTGACGCAAACGCAGAAGCTATACCATCAGTACCCTCCAGTAGTGTCTGGATAAACTCCTCAAAGCAAAACTCCATCTTCTGCACCTGTTCCAGCGAGTCTTGCAGACCGTCAATTATCTTGTCGTGCATGGCTTCCTCAGCGGCACGTTGCAGCTCGATGTTAGAGATAGTTTCCTCAAGTAACTGGGTGCGCTGAGTATTAAACAGGTCAGTCAGGGCGTCCTCAGATGTCTGTTCCGCCTCGTACACAGCCTCTACAGCCGCCTTGACAGATTCGGGGTCAGCGACCCATGTCCACACACCATTGACCAGCATAGCTACGTTGCGCTCGTTCAACACGTTCTCCAGCTCACGTCTTGCACGCGCTACGGCTAAATCAGCTTTGCTTACCTCATACTGTTTGAGTAGGATTTCATACTGGCGCTGGAACTCATCTGTAATGTGGGACAACTCATATGTGTTGTCCGCCGATACGGATGAAAGCTTCTCCTGATATTTAGTGTACAATTCAGTGGCTTCTGCTTCGATGTCGCGCAGTTGTGCCACAAGCTTATCGTGCTCCTCATCAGTAAACAAGTCAAGGTTCGCGCCCTCTGGGTAAACCTTAGCCGCCGCCAGTTCTTTATCTAAGTCGCGGATTTCGGTATGGATATCGCCGATGGTATCCAGATACTTCTGCTCAAGCTCCAGCAGAGCTTCATAGTAGTCCTTCTCGTGATTGAGCTGTTTCTCACGAGCTTCCCAGCGGTCATTCTCCGCGTCAATCTGGTCTTGAATAGCGTCAATGCGCTCCTGCTTTTCCTGTTCCCATATAGCCTTAGCAATGGAGTACATGGAGCCAAGGTAGCTCTCATAGTTTTGCAGAAGCTTGCGGAAGTCAGCATTGGCCTCGGTATAACCCTTGGCACGCAGACGGCTTATCTCCGCATAGGTTTGCTCGGCAAGCTGCTGGTAATACAGGAATTGTTGCCGCGACTCTGCCTTATACTCAGACGACTCCTCGTTCATGCGCTTCTGACGCATTTCGGACATCTTAATATAGTGCTCGGTCAGGTCAGTAATCTGCTCATACTCCTTGGAGTAGATAGACTTACTGCCACCGCCACCGCCTGATTTGCCACCAGACTTAAACGCCCCAGAGTCAACAAGCTTGTCAAAGTCAGCAAGCCGCGTCTTAGCCGAATCGATATCGGCTGACGCCGCAGCGACAAGATTTACCCCTCGCGCAGACGCTAAAGCTTCTTCCCCCACAGCACGCAACTGGGCAATTAGATTGTCATAATTAGTCTGGGCAGCCTGTATCTGTGCCTGTAATTGCGCCCGTACAAACGCAACCAAAGCACTCGTGCTCTTCAAGGCAGAATCCGCACCCTCATTTAATGCGCCGTTCTCATTAAACAATGCTTCAACAACACCGGGGACTTTGCTGTTAAGCGAGTCAAGCGTCTCGTCAGTGATATAGCCAGCATCGTTGTAGTCGTTTACGGCAGACTCAAGAGCTTCAAATGCCGCAGCAGCATCTTCAAGGTCATTGTTCGCGGCCTTGGCAGTGTTGAGCAAGGAGACGTTGAACTTGTCGTTGCTGTCGGTGATGTCATCCGTGACAATACCAAGCTTGACCAGCTCATCGATATATTCCTCAACAGACATCTGAGCAGCATGGGCTTGCTCTTTTATCCAAGCATAAGACTCATCGGTAAGAGAGTTCTCTCCCATAAGTTCTGTCTTAGATTTGCCAGCGATCTGTGAATAAATATGTTGAGCTCTAAAATCACCGCTATTTCTCAGTGTATCAACGCTATTCTTAACATACGCAGACGGATCAGCCGCACCATTAAGGACTTTAGTAACATCAGGCGACAAGAGTTTCAGAATAGTCCTTATTTGTTCTGCCCAAATTTCTACAGTCGCAGTATCAATAAAAGGATTGTCTTCAGCTTGGTCTATCCACCCCTGATACATGGTCATCATGGAAACGAGGAATGAGGATATCTGTTCGTAATCCTTCGCCTGCTGGTCAGTCAGTTCTCCGCCCTCAGCATAGATTGCATTAAGCTCCAGCATCCGAGCCTTCGCTTGTTTATAAGCCTCTTCTTGCGTCACCGTAGACTGTGCCTTAGCATTAGGAGAGGTAATGCGATTGCCAACAACCCAAGAAGCTGTTACGTCTCCAGTCCGAGTCGTTTCAACTTCATTCATGAGAGCACGGGCTACATCGCGTTGCGTAACCTCAGCTTTTGCCTTCGCTACCTCAAGCTGTCGTTCAAGTTCCAGCGTTTGCAGCTTGAGTTGTTTACGCTCATCCGCAAGCTCATCACTCCACTTGCCAGACACCTGTACCCCGCGTAACTCACTTAGCTTGCCGTAGTTTTCATCAAGACTTTTAGTTACAGATTCGATAGCAGCCTGTTCATCATTGTATTGGGCAACAACATCCGCCGTTTTCTGGTGGGCTATCTCGACTCGGCGCACCCACTTGTCGATAGCGGTTACGAGAAGGGAGAGAATGATGGATGCCGCCGCGTTTGCAGCGAAGTTCAAAGCAGTTGCGCCTAACGCAGCCCAGTTGAAGCCCTTGTTCAGTTTGTCAAGAGCAACAGTACCGCCGTTGGCAGCCTGCACGGCGGCCTTGGCGGTATTGGACATAGAGCTCTTGAGCGATTTGAGCCTTTCATCTATACCTTCAATGCCCTTTCTATCTTCTATAAGCAACTGGTTATATGCGGCAAGATATTCTATATCCTTGCTACTATACCAAGTACGTATAGTACCTTCAACTCCATTTGAAAGAATACCCGTTTTAGCAGCAGTTACCAACCAATATAGAATGAGGCAAACCATTCCATATACTATTAATATGTGGTATAATCTCCTGAAGGAGGTGGAAGCATGTTTAAGGAAAAATATATTATGTATTGCCCAGTATGCGGTTACATTGATGGTGAGCATACAAAAACTGTATGTCCATTCTGTAATCACGAACTAAAAGATTCGGATCATCCCCTTAAAGAAATGCAAGGGAAACAGCGGTGGGAAATCGAACCGATAATCGAAGATATTGTACGCCGACTTGTGAGATACGACCCAGATTTCAGACAGTCAGTTTATATGAATAGGTTGAAAGAGGAAGCGGAACGTTCCAGAATCGCAAAAGAGGCAGCACATCAAGCCCAAGTCGCCATGTGGAAGCGAATCAATGCTGAACGCGCCGCAAACGCTCCCCGCTGTCCCACCTGCGGCAGCACCGACCTGAAGAAGATAGACGCGCTCGACCGGGCAATATCCGTGTCCTTCTTGGGGCTGGCATCAGGCAAGATAGGCAAGAGCTTCAAGTGTAACCATTGTGGGTATATGTGGTAAAACGGTAGGGGAGTGGCCCTCCGTGAACAAACGACGGAGGTTGTCCGTTAGGGCAGCCTCCACGTGAACATGTGACGGGTCTTGCGACTCATTGATGAGATCAGATTTTACAGCCCCGCACTTTTTGGTGGCGGAACACCTGATTTTACAGCCTCACAGTTCCGGTCGTGAAACACCTGATTTTACAGCCGCTACACTTCTGGTGGTAGCACACCTGATTTTAGGATTAAAACGATTTTGGTAGGCTTCGTAACCTCTACATAAAACAGTTTTGGTAGGCTCTGTGACCTCTATTATGCGGAGGCCATCCTAAGACAGCCTCCATTTTAGTAATATGCGCCATATCCTACAGCGCATCTCTTTGTGCTATTATTATATGCAACACAACAACAGAATATGCATAGTAATAGGGAGCCCGCTCCGGAGCTCCCTCTCTTTGTGAAAAGTTATAATACCTCAATCACTCCGTAAAGAGGTCTCTTTGTAGCTCTTATTATACAGAACTTACTTGCTATTGTCAATATATTTCTGAAGAATAATCAACAAATCGTTTGAATCCGCACAAAACGCTATACCCAACTCGGAACAAATCTTTTTCAATGTATCCTGTGCACTATTACGGTCCTCTTTAAGCTTATCAATATACGACATTTTATCGTTTAATTGTACTTCCAAATTAGAATAATAGCTCATTAAACCAATTTCTTTAGCTACAATCCGATCAACCTCCAACATGTCGTTGCCGTTTAATGTAGTGATATAGTCTCCAAGACGAGCTTTGCTAACACACCTCATATTCGATGTGGCAGCACGTCCGTCAAGTAACACAGTCCCATCTATTGCATAATATGTACTAATCTGAGCGGTACATGGACCGCCAATACTCCCGTGCGTAATAGGAATAACAATAGTATTTCCAGAGTGTATGTTGCCAACATTGTTTTGAATAATAATAGCAGGACGCAATTTTCGTATCTCGCTCCCAACGCCAATACCAAAATTACACCAATATACTTGTCCTCGCCGCACCACACGCGTTTTTGCATTATTAGAAATCAACTCTAAAGACAACTTGGCTTTCAACCAATCCAACGACTTTTGAACTAAAGTAAGGTCAAAACCAACCGGCATTGTAAACTTCCACCTCGCCTATAATAATCTACAGTATATATCAATAGACATTATATAGCAAAATTAACCAGCATACAACATAAAATGTTTCATTTGAACTCGACCACTTATTGAGTCGCACATCGAGCTGCGACAGACATTTGAGCCCGACATTTATTTTAGTTGCATATCGGGTAGCAACAAACATTTGATTCTATTGTAATGCAGGGCTCGTTGCCGACTGTGCTTTTCTCCGCACTAAGCTTTTGGCCTTACCAACGATTATCCTAACAACGTAGTTGGCATCTCCCAATCCCTGCATTGCAATTAGAACTTAAAAAGGCTGGCCGGGTTGCGCTTCCGTGAGAAGCGTGGCCAGCTCTGTTTTGTTTTAATAAGGAGGGGCAGACGCATCCGCCCTCCCAAGCATCCTCCGCAGAGTGATGCCGCCACACAATCTACAAATTCCCTCTTTTAGCAGCACGGGGACACGCGCCTGTAATTTTTACGCCTTAGCGTTGGTTGGACTATCCCATCACGACCCGTAGGCCGCGCCGACATTATAGTCTCTGAACGTTCTTAGGACTCACCTAAGCTTCGCTGCGGATTAGCTTTCGCCTTCCCGTGCAGGAATTACCCAAACCTGCAAACAGTTTCGTCGGTTTTTCCAATGCTCCCTTATTAGCAGTCAAGCCGCTAACTCGTTCCGTGTCACCACCAGAGCATACAAGGGCATATTTGCTGCAAGGCCCACCTGTTGGAGCCTACCCTTGCCAGACGCCCCCAATATACCGCCACCAAGGCCAAATAGGGGAGTCAACGCGCCAAATCCGGCATTGCCAGACCACGCGGTTATTTGTTGTAATAAATTAAGAATATTAGTTAGGAAGTCAACGCCTTCCTTCACCATATCAGAGTTCAGAACGGTCTGAGAAAACTTCTCGAATGTTGCCGTCAACTGATTGATATGTGCCTCAATGCCATCCATGTAGGCTTCGTACTTCTCAGCGGCATTACCAGTGCTGTTAGCGGCGATATCGGCGTATTCAGCAGCGGTCTGATAGCCCTCCATCAAGACCTTAAACTTTTCTTGGTTACGAGTTCCACCAAACGCTACAGCAATAGCGCTCTGCGCACTCGTGTTACCGGCCTCACCAAATTCACGCCATTTTTGCGCCGTCTCGTCCAGTACCTGTTGGAAGTTACGGAAATTACCTTGCTGGTCACGAAGAGCGATACCGTAATTGGTGAGTACACGTTCAACATCACTAATGTCGGATTGGTCTTCAGGATCAACCAGTTTGCCCGCCTTGATATTAGCCATACGAGCAATTAAGGTCTTCATGAAGACACCAACAGACTCAGCTCCGTCTCCAGTAGTTTCCAGAACAATCGCCAAGTAACCAGTCAAATTGTTGATATCAATACCCATCAACTTCGCACTGACAGCGCACTCGGCCATAGCAGTAGCTAAGTCACCGGCAGAAGTAGCGGCGTTCATATCGACTGTAGTAAACTTATCTACGATTGTAGACGCATCCTGTACGGCAATGCCGTAGCCCTTCATGGTCGAAGTCAGCGCCTTAGTGGCTTCTTCCGAGTCTATCTTACCGAGCACAGACAGGTGTATACTGTCCGTAATCAATGTTTCAACCTCGGATAAGTCATAACCCTGACGCAACCATGTATCCGCCGCCTGCGTTACAGCTATAGTTGTCGTGCCAAGTGATTTGGCGAACTCGCTGTACTGCATCATCAGAGACTTCAGCTCACTGCGAGATTTACCAGACGACACCTGCAAGTCAACCAGAGCCTTGTCAAGCTCGACAATGGTATCGTAGACTCCCCGTAGACTCTGCCGCAGGGCATGAACAGCGGCCACCGCAACAGCGGTACTTAAATGTTGACCAAACAGACGAGACAGCTTTTGCCCAGTCTTCTCTATCTCAACGCCAGCCGCTTGGCTTTCATTAATTAACTTAGCCAACTGCTCCCGATACTCAACAACAGAGGTGTTGTCTATGTCAGGGTTCCGTAGATTATTAAGCAGATTCTGCCATTTGGTTGACAGAGAGAGATTTCTGGTAATGTTGGTCTCGTACTTCTTAAAATAACTCTCTGCCTGACGCTGTACATCATCATAGTTTTTCTTGTTCTGAGCTACAGCGTTATTAGACCCTTGTATACGCAAAGCCTTTGAAAGCTCTACACGGTATTTCTCTATAGCATCCGCTAAAGCTTCCCAGCCTTTTGTATCTGCGGCGTTAGGTTGGCCCTGTTCAACTAATGCTTTCGCATTGTCGTACGCCTTTTGCAGCTCGTCATTGTACTGCTTAAGTCGTTGTACGTTCTGGCCTTCCGCCTTAGTGTCCCAACCAGCAAGCACAGTCTGACCTCTGCTAAACGCCGCCTTGTTCGCGTTTGTGACAGCCTTGGCGGCTCGTTCGGCCTGTTTCTGAAGCTGCCCATAATACGTTCCCAGCTTTTTTATTTCAGGAGTTTGCTTCGTGAATTGGTCTGAGAACTCCTTAAAGAAAGTCTTACCGGGCGTAACCTGCACCTTGCTAAACGCGCTCTTTGTTGCCTTGGCGGCTCGTTCGGCCTGTTTCCCCGCACTGGCCGCTATATCACCCGTATTTATCTTAATATTTATCGGAGTCTTAAGCGCATCCTCAACCTGTTTTCGCAGGGTGCCTAAATCAGTAGTGCTGACTACTGGAGTAACTAATACTTTAATATCACTTTGGACTTCCGGCATCTTTCACCACCCTTACTCTACCGAGTTGCCAGACTGATACCTATCGTCAATCTGTACAACAACACTGTCGCCCAGTTCACGCTTAATCATTTCCGCCGCGTCTTGCACAAAGTGATAGCCCTCGCGCTCCTGCAACGCCGTAGTCATCTGGTCGTGCCACATACCACGGGGCGGCTTCTTGTCATAGCTCCAGCCATTGTTTAACAGATACAGCAAGTCTGGCCGCGTACCATACTTTGCCCGATAATCTGCGTCCGAAAAGCCGTCGCGTAATGCCTGTTCATGGTTATAATGGATATGAATCACCACTTTATCACCTTCATTGACAGGCGGGTCAGCGTAAACATCAATATCATCTATAGGAGCACCGCTGGAGCGTAGCGCGGTAATTGCGCACTGTACCGCACTATCGCTCACCTGTTGTGCGGAAGGAGCGGACGCCGCCGCCCCTGCCACATACTGCTTTGCTCTCGAATCACTCGTCAGAAACTGGCGGAGTGCTTCCTCCAATGTCATCTGTATCCTCCTTCTCGGGAATGCGATATTCCAATACCTTAGACACCAGCTTGTCATCTTTACTTAACTCGCGGACGTCCTTGGCGACCTTCATCAGCTCAGTTATATCCTCCGCATCAAACTTTTCTTTAGCCTTGTCCAGCCAGCTTGACACCTTGGTCAGCACTTGAATAATAAGCATGTCTGCTACGCTCTGGTGCTGCATATCAAGTTCATAACGTATCTTCTTGGTGGCGTTCTCCCTGATGCTGACAAGAGTGTCCATGCACTCATGCACACGCATAGCATTGAAAAACTCATCCCAGAGGTCGGTATACATTATCTGGTTGTAATGCCGTTCAAAGATGTGTTCGGCGTCCCAACGTATGTTAGTGATGAGCGCCGCCATAGAAGCAAAACGTATAGCAAACTCCTCCATTTCAGGATAGTAGTCATTCGCATTAACCGTAAGCGCCGTTACCAGCTTTGTAGCATTGGCCATCTCGGAAGGGGAGAGAACAGGATTGACCTCAATGTTCTCACCCTCATACTCAAAAACAAAAGGCTGCGGCATATTCTCCGCAACCATCTTAGCCTGCTTCTCGTATCCTATTTTATTTTTTGACATATTTATCCTTTCATTCTATAATATTAATACTATAATCGACAAGGAGGTTCACTATGATTTGCCCATTTAAGCCGGAAGAAGACAATGACTGCGCAACCGATTGTATATTTAGCATCGGCGTAGATAAATGCAAAATTGCGCAAGCTTGTCAAGATATCCAACAGACAAAAGCACTCGTTAGACAAATCTCAGAAGCACTCGATGAGCGCTAATTAGTGGAACCAACTATCCGTAATGCACTCGCTGGAAATGGGCTGACTATATAACATCTCCTTGATATAGTACAGTATGGAATCCCAGTCCCGACGAGTGCATCCTTTTGAATTTATCATACCAACAATCGTTTTTGCTATTTCAAGTTTATCCTTCTTATCCATATAACCTCGTCTACTCATATAAACCACGTTTACGTCTACATGTTCTCATCACAGTTTCTCTGCCAATTCAGCAATACGTGAGCGCCATACATTAGGCAGGTCAACATGGCCGAACATCGGGTCTCCATCAAACGCCTGTATAACACGCTTCAGTCCGTTATTATCGCCACTAAACATAACGTCATCCACTTGCGCCTGATAATCACCCTCCAGAAACACTTTGCAACCAGCACTGCACCGTTGCAGGCACAGCTTCAGTAGGTCAGGAGTAGTATTCTGCGCTTCAGTTATCCATAAAATGGAGTCGTCCGCAATCTCACAGCCACGAGCATCTGCCATTGATATAAGCCGCAACTGGCCAGTAGCCAGCAGGTTATCCACCACTATAGGGTCGCCAAACTTGCTAACCAAGATATGCCCGATAGAAGTCTGTTTAGCTTTTTCGATAGCACTGCCAGTATAATAACCCATCTTGGCCGCGCCACGTGTGCTTGTGGGGTTAAACAATACAACAAGATGCTCATACTTGTGACTGTCTATCAGATACATAGCTGCCGCTAAAGCAAGCATAGACTTACCCGACCCAGCCTTGCCCGATATGGCAGTGATAGGTAGGTTAATCATACTGTCTATGGCACATCTCTGAAACTCATCCTTGGGTTTCAGTCTATCGCCCATAGTCAAAGACTTAAGCTGCTTATTATATGCCGGCACATACGCTGTGCCGTTCCAACGGTAACAATCGCGCACGTCGGCATCCATGTCTGAATAACAAATGAGGTATTCATTTGTACGGCAATCATACACATTGGACGTCAGATTGCTCTGAAAATGCGCGTACTCAGAGTCGGACATGATAACCTGCTTGTAGCCCGTGTGCTCAGCGACATCTTCTTTGCACGGCAAAGCTTGCATGTTCAGCCCAAATATCTGCTGACCGATAAGCCGCATACATAGGTCTTCACTGTATACAATGTCACATGATGTCAGCGCAGCACTCGCCAGTATAAGATTATCATTGGACAGCGGCATGAAGTGCTTCTCCAGCTCCGCTCTCACGGCAGTATCGTCTGTAACAACTGTATACATATCGCGCCGTTCGTCCAACATTCGCACAAGCTTACGCGCCTGATACTTCAGTTCACCAGACTTGTGCTCGCTAACTTTAATGTGCTCCAGTTCTGCCACTGTCACACTCGATAGATAAAACGGCTCATCAAACGCCCGCTCCTGCGCAAGTAGCAGGGAAGACGTATCATAGAAAGCGGTCATATCAACCTCCGACTATTTCATCTATAAGCCCGTATTTAAGCATATCCTCAGCCGTCAACCACGCCTCTATGCGATCAAGCCTCTCGTATTCTTGCTCCGTGAACTTACTGTGAGACAGTACATATTCCTTTATCTTGTTGTCAAGCTTATCCTGAAACTCCATCGTGTCCTTAACACTACCAGCCGCGCCCTCAAGATTAAGACTGCCGCCATGAATCAGCGCTGTGCTAAACGGATAAGCAACCTTATGCACATTAGGGTTACTATAGCCGGCCATTAGAATGTACGCGCCCATGCTATAGGCATAACTAATGACGCGCACGATAGTAGGAGTCTTCAGATTATCTATAAGGTTACATAGCGACATACCATCGAGCACACTGCCACCCTGTGTACACAGGATGAGCTCTATCGGCTCACCAGTACCATCATTGTCCATATCCATCAGAGGGATAAAGACAGACTCAATCAGTCTGTCATCTATTCCATCGTTAATCACTATGCGACGTTTATCTTTAATGCCTTTCCAATACTGATATACAGCGGGAGTTAATTCTTCAGGAGTCTGTAGGATTTCAGCCAGAATATCGTTCATTAAAAGGTCTCACTTTCATATTTTTTGTGTGCGGCAACTCCAATGCAAATAGCTTCACATTCGTCTTCAGTCGCCACGATATTAAAATGGGTTCGCACATAATCAATGCTCTGCTGTTTTAGCTCGGTACGTTTCATATGCGCTCCCTGTTTGTAGCCAAGAATCTTGCGCCACTCAACAGGTAAGGGGCTGTATACGTTTAGTCCATGCTGATAAGCCGCGCCGATACACATACCTTGTAATTGACTTAGCATAAGCATCGTTTTTGCGTTCGCCTGATGTTGCACAGCCTCAATGACCACTAAATCAGGCATATCTTCTTCGATTTTATCTGCAATCTGAATAAACATGTCCCGTATACGTTCTGCGGGAGAGTCTACGTCAGCCTCGCTGATGTGACCATAGCGCAATAACTTGCCGTTTTCCAGCACTGCCCAGCCCGTCATCTTGGTGGCTTGGTCAAATGCCAATATACGCATTACTTCTCTCCATCTGCTATAGGCAGTTCGTGTGCGCACCAACGCTTATACAATGCATATGTGTCCGCCTTACGGAAAACGTATATCAGCTTATTGTCGTACCCGATAAAGCAGTCATATAGATGAAGGTCGGGTTTATTCGTCATATATGCAAGTACCTGCTTCTGATTAACCAGAAACACCATATCAGAGTCCTCATATGGGACGCCGCCACACTTGGGTATAACCATATTCTTTTATTCCTTTCATTCAATCAAGCAAAAATAGGGTACATAAGCAGCAGTTTTGCGAATGTACCCTCCAATCACATTCACATAAAGTTACAGCAGCTTCTTCTTGTTCTTAAAAATCATTGTCCCTTCAGGACGTTCTATCTCAGTGTTGATAAGCGGTTCCACTACCTTGTCCAGCCCGATTTCGCCACTGGCGGTGCTGGGGTCAACCCCGATACGCGCAAACATGTCACGCGCCTCAGACAGACTAATATTACCAGCCGCCAAATCAAGGCCAATTATCTTGGCCTGAAAACACTTCTCTGAACAAAGGTCAGCTCTCCACGAGCCAAGAGTAATACTATCCCGGCAAGTGGAGAACTCCTTACCACACCACTGACATTTGCGGATTTCAGCCATTAAGCAGCCAGAGTCTCCGCTTCAGGAATGATGAAAGAGAAGAGCTGCTTGTTGTCGTCGCAATACGCAGGCATAGCAGAGATGGAGAACGGGTGCTTGCCATCGGGAGTAAGAGACACATCAACATTACCGTCGAGCTGCGCGTTCTCGCACACCACAAAACCATAAGCGACCTGATTCTTATCACACAGACTGCGGAACAGAACTTCAAGCATGAAGCGACCACTCATTGCATCGAGTTCGGCCTTGTCTATGACGCGAGAAGCACTCGCGGTTTCGCCTGCCTCGTATTCATACATAATGAGGAACCTATCACCTTCAGCCACGTCAGTAGGAGGGGTAAAGGTAGTAGTATTAGAAGTAGTTGCCATTCCGAACTTCCCGGCAGCAGCAGCGGCAGCAAACTCGTACTTTTGCAGGATGCTACCGTCTTTGTTTATCTTATACGCGTACTTCTGTATGCCGGTACCGAGCTTGGCAGTATCGACTACATGCTTAAGAGCATAAGTACCGCCATTACCAGTGTTGTAGGTATAGGTTTCAAAGCAGGGAACCATGAACTTATTAGAAGCACTGGATTCCTCAACCTTGCTACCGACCTGCGCACCAAGCAGGTTAAGGTCAAACAGGGAACTGTTACCGTCAATCTGTACTTTCTTAGCCCTCATAAGCTCCATAATAGGGGAGCCAAGAGCATCGACAACCTCAGTCTTGTCAGTAGTAGCCTTAATGGTTACGCCTTCAAGCTGGGTCAGATTCAGGAAAGCGGAGCTATCAGAACCAAAGCCAACGACACGACGAACACGGTCGATGGCCCATGCATTGCAATTTGCCATTTGTTATCTCCTTTACGTTATTTTTTTGTTATATCTTGCATCCAGTTAAGATGGGACTTGTCCACCTTAGAAGAATCCAAGAATGGATTGATATACATGCCCTGTAGAAGTGTTTGGGCATTATTTATGAGTTGTACACGTTGTACAGCATCGAAGAATTGATATATAGTGATATCCTGTACGGTGTGATGGTCATACTTAAAACCCGCATAGTTGACCATAGCGGATATAAACGCGATTAACTGTGAGTGATATGGGCGCTTGGCCGCCAGCTCGCGATCTTCTCTATCCCAATCAATCAGAGCCATTTTTGTAGCCTCATTGACTGGTACTTCGCGCTGTTTGTGTATCATATTGATAGTGGTTAAAGCCTCTATAATAAGCCGATGCACGTTCCAGTCTATGACTGTGCCATCGTCGGCCTGCAAATAAGTACCAACCACATCATTTTTCTTCACACGAAACTTTTGGAAGTCTAAGTCGCCAAATATAATGCGCGTCCGTTCAAGCGGAAACGCCACACAGAGTGACATAAATAACTCAAAATCAGTTATCTTAGTATAGTCAATGCCGGCATCCCACAAGACACTCTTCATGTCTGATGGATAGTTGGTTAATGCCGTTAACATAGCGAAGTAATCTTGCTCACCGTAGTCAACTATCTCACGTATAGTGGGCTGATGGATGATAATCTTGTCATTGACAGCGTAATCATCACCCATAAACACGCGCAGACTATCTATCGGCATCCAGCGTCTCCCCGTGGTTGTTCCACGCCTCTACACGGTAACGCAGCACGCGGCACCGGAAGCCCTCAACAGGCTGTGAGCATCTGCCCTGCAAACGCTCAAACGTACCGAACCAGAATCCTGCTTTATTGTTCAATAGCTTGTCTATCGCTGCAACCAATTCATCACGCCGCACCGCACCATCCATAACCATCAGTTCATCCGGCACGATACAATAGACACACAGTTCGTATATGCCAACCGCCACAGAGGTAGGGGGAAAGTCATATACTTCAACACATACATGTACCTTAGCGCTTTCAGTCACGCCCGGTATAAAGTCGTACAGATGTATTTGATTGATGGCGTTCTTAGTTTGGATTAGCCGTGCAGCAGGTAATGGCTCTTCGTTGTTGGTATTAGTTATTAGGTCTACGCAAGTACGGTCACTCACAATCGCCTTAGCGACCATCTTCTTAATGTCGTTATACTCTGAGAGGTTTGGCATTAAACCCATCCACCTCCCGTATCATCTTTAGCGGTATCCTCGCTGATATAGTCACATATCATCAAGTCAACGTTATCCGTCTTGGATGATAAGCCTTCAAGCAACTTTAGGTCGAGCACGCGCCCATTACCGAAGCTGCTGCCAAGACTGTCGTTAGACGTGATGACGTAGCAACGCAATTCACGATGGCCGTCCGGATAATACAGCACCTCCGTCGCTATGCGCTTATCACGCTGCAACTGCCGCGTATATTCGTTATATGGCAACATCAACTTGAACTGCTGATAACCGACATGCGCGTCCTGATTGCCGTGAGTGGTAGTGGAATACACACCGGGGTCGAAATAGCCCCATGCGCTGTGAATTTCAGGTGTGCCAAGCTGGAATTGTAGATTAAGGTTGCACTCGTAGATACGTCCTTTGAGCGTAACATCATCAGTGTCGCTGATATCAGTGCAAAGCCAAACGATGCTATTCAAGACAACATAATCACCCAGCTTAATATCCGCATCATACGGCGCGTTGAACCATTTGACATTAGGGTCATCTGATGCCTTAACAAGCATCCCGATTTTCTGACCACGCACTTCAGCCACCATCCACGCAGGATTGGCCGGAGCATCGCGTAAAAAGTCCTCGCGTGCCTCACGACGGGCATCGGCACTGGTGTCATAAGCACCGCCGACTATCTTGGTATATAGAGTCCAGTCCATTACTTATCACCGCCGTATTCGTCCCGAATCCTATCTATAGCAGAAAGCATCTTAAAGACCTCGCGCTTTAGAAAAGGTAGAGGGGTATCAGCACACAGGCCATTTACCGTATTAAGCACCATGATATAGTCGGAACACACACGCAGACACGGAAATGTATCGCACGCGCCGTGTATCTCCAACGACAGCGAATCAAGATACAGGTCAAGATACACATCGTCGCCCTGTTCCTGCTGTTCGCGCATAGGCAACACCTTAAAGATGCGCCCCGTCAATGACAGTAAGTAAGCTTCTAACATATCAGCCTCCTTACATATGCAGTTGTGTCAGGTCGCCGTTATCGTATGTGTAGGTATACATACGCTGCTTATGCTCGTTATATAGAGTTGAATACAAATCATTCATAGCCGCAAGCAGATTGCCCGGAGAATGATAAGTATAGTCCTTAGAAGACATTGGTATACGCATATGCTTAGACCAGCGTACATAACTCTGCGCCCACCGCATAGACATGCCTAACGCAATTATATCGATTTCAACTCCAGTCAAGTCTTCATCAAACTGACGGGCGCAATTATCGTATTTGGTTAAATCATGCTTACAATACGGAGTGAACAGGGCAACAGATGAGAGCATAAGATCGTATAATGTTGCCTCAGCTTCATCTTCATACATCTTCGCCAGAGACTCATCGCGAAAATAAGGCAACGCCGCCGCGTATATAGTATCAAAAGAGGTTGCCATGCCGCCTCCTTAATACTCGAACTCTGTGCCAAGCGTCTTCTCCAGTGCGCGTATAGCAGACATGGAATCAAGACGTCCTTCCTTGATAAGCTCCTGAGCTCGACGAGCAAGCTGCACCTTCTGAGACACAGACAACTTACTGATGACAGCCGTTATTTCAGCCGCAGACTTTCTGAGCAGAGCATCGAAGTTGTCTATATTTACGTCTTTGCTGTACAGATGAGCTGCATCGAGGTAGTTGAGCAGTTCATCTTTATGCTCATAGCTGGGGTCGATCTCCCACCAACCATTAACAAAAAACGCCTCCTGCGAGTTGCGAGCGTTCTCCAGTGTTTCAATGGTGAGATTCCTCGTCATGCCATACTGGCTCCACGTCCACTCACGCCGAGTAAGACTGTCTATATATATCAGAGTGCCATATACAGCGCTACGCACAGGCACGCGATCAGCGAGATGGTCTTCTGCACGCCAAGGCACTTCAACTACAGTAACAGGTTCGGATGCGACAACCTGCTCTTCCTTGATGCCAGCAACTATAGGCTCAGATACAACAGCAGCCTGTTCCTCCTCTGCAACAGCGGGAGCTTCCACGGGCGCTTCTACCTTAGCTTTTTTATTTCCTTTAGCCATAAATCAGTATTCCTTTCATTCAGATAAAACGGGGCCACCGCAAGGCAGCCCCACGCATAACTGCGATTAGGACAGGGTATTACGACCAATCTGACCGGCGGCGGCGACATAACCAACACCGTACTTCTGACCGTAAACATAATCCTGAGTCAGATCCTGATTGTCGAAGTAAGAGCCAAGGTTGATAAGAGGATTACCCTCTATAACCAGCTTGACAGGCTTGGCAGGGCCAGCAATAACAGTCAGTACATTATCGTTAAAGAGGAAGTCATCGGTGCCAACCTTATGGCGCTGAGGCACCTCAACGAGATTGGTGCCACGGAACTTACCGTAGTAGCCAATGTTGTACATGTCTTCCTTAGCGGAATCAGCAGTAACACCAGAAGTCATCTTGGACAGGCCGAGCTTGGTGCCATAAACAGCAGCCCTCTGGCCAGTCTTAGCTTCGACATGCTGTATCAGCTTGACCATAGCATCCTCGCCCCAAGAGCCAGTGATATCATAAGTAGCGCCACCTATCTGGTCTTGAGTCAGCCCCTGCCATATAGTAGCTATCTGGTTCCACATGTCCTCGTTAAAGGATTTGGACACATCACCCATGGATTCAGTCATGCTGGCCATACTGCCAAGCAGACGTTCCATTTCCTCATATATCTTGACAGCGTGCCAACGAGTGGGAATAGTGACCTCCTCAGTACCCACAATGCGCTGACGGCGCAGAGCCTGATTACCAGGAGCTACCTCGGATACAGTGTACCAGTTAGAATCTTTAATCTTAAAGACAGGCTTGTCACCAGCCTTGACAACACGAGTGTCAAGTATTTTATTAAGGAAGGGGTCGTTCCTTACACCTTCAACAACAGTCTTCTTAATTATGGTTTCAACCAGCGCGAACAGAGTGGCGCACTTGCCGTCACGAATATCACGGGGGTCGAGATAATCCTTGCCATTGTTAGCGTCTATGAGCGCGTTATAAACAAGCTTTTCACCGTCTTCAACGGAGAAATTACCGCGCAGTGCTTTGCCGTTGTATATATCGCCAGCGACATCAGCAATATCATTTATTTTGGTTATGTCAAAAGCCATTATTGTATCCTCCTTGTTTAGCAAGTCTCGATGGCGAAATAAGTCACGCCACGCTTGGTGTAAACATCAACTATGCTACCAATCTTGGTAGAACCAGAAGTGTTGGAAGCAACAGCCAGAAGCTTAGTACCAGCCTGAAGCTCAACAACAGCGCCAACTATACGGGCTTCACTACCATCAAGAGCTTCGCCGGTCACTGCGAATATCTGGTGGGGCTTCTCAAGCCTATAAGCGTTAGCCACAGCGCCAGCTTCATTTACGAAGTTAGCGAGGTCGCCCTGAAGACGCTCGTCATAAATTACTTCAGAAGTAGCGATAAGAGCGATATCAGCCTTCGCACTATTCTTAGCGGGAGCGGTAGCCTTACGAACTTCGCGGGAGTTGCTTTCAAACGCGCCAACGAGAACTACGTTACCGTTATCTATAGCAGTAGCAGTGGTGTCCACCATATAACGAACACTCACAAGATCGACACCGTTGTGGGTGCCGGAAAGGTTTTCTTTTACGCAAATGCCATGCTTGGTCTCTGCCATTATTCTTTTCCTCCTAAATTAGTTGTTCTGGGGTTGTATGCCGTAAATAGCAAAAGTGCCGCCATAAGGGGCGGCTTCATCGGGATTAGTGTTGTATCGGACGGGTATGCGAGGGGCTTCAGTATGTTCTTCCTCGACCACAGGGCTGTGAGCCATACCACGTATTACATAGCACTCACGCTGTAGCTCGTCCACGCCAAACTTAGCGTTATCATTCAGCAGCGCCTTGAACTGCTCATTCTCAATAAGGTCGGGGAACTGCGCAAATACATCTGCCACTTCCTTTTCACGCTTGTAGGTACGTAATTCGTCAAGCTCGGCAAACATATTACGGGATTCCTCAAGCTTCTTGGCCTCATCAACGGTAAGCCATTTGCAGACCATAAGCTCAAATTCCGAGGTCAATTCTGCAACCTGAGTAGTTTCATCGAACTTGTACTCAAAGCGGCCAGTCTGCTGAGTAAACGTACTCTCAGTCCAAGTGTCGCGTTCCACGTAAACGTACTTATCATCAAAGTCCACCAGATAATGGCAGACCTCAATACCACGTTCCTTATCGTAGGAACAAGGGAGTGCAGCAGATAATGCAGTTCGTTTCTGTATAAATGTCGCAGAGAAGGTCGTTGTGGGACCCTCAATAAATGCTTCCTCTACAACAGGTTCTTCTTCTATCGCGGGGTTTACAGTTTCTTCCATTACTTCAATATCTTTGTTTTCAGGCAAGTTAATGTCACCTTCCTTCCTTGTAAATTCTTGCGCTAACGCATCTACCAGCGTAGCCATCAGCTTGTCCTTATCCTCGGCAGCAAACTGCACGCTTGCACACGCGCCTTCCATAGCGGGGGTTCTATCCGCTCCGAGCAAAGTAACGCCGGTAATAACAAATTTATCAATGCGGCAAATACCATCTTTTTCGGCAAACTCAACGACTTTTATCAGAATTTCCATGGAAACGTCTGCCCTCTCACGCTTCTGCATAATATCCTCAGCGTAATTGGCATATCCGCGCCATAAATAGGCGGATGCATACATGTGCGCCCGGCCATCGGCCTCATCAACAATGCAAGCATCTCGCACATCGGCAGGAAATACGCCCACAGGTACTTCCATATATTGCAATCTGAATTGACCATCGTTCATTGCATCTTCTACGATTTTGATGTCGTGGCCGCCAAAATCGAGTTCGCCGTTTTGATTCATCGCTACATTGGCCAGTAAGGGAGTGTTGTATATAGTAGGGAGGGCATCTTGCAAGGCTTCCTTGGTAATAAAATTGTTCTTTCGGTTTTCGCCGTCATGACATACATGTACGCGCAGCTTCAAGAAGCGCTCGGAATCATAAGTGTCATCAACACTGTATGTAGCTCTTAAACTTAAATCCTTATTTGTCACCTTTTTCACCTCCCTCCCATGCAAAATAAAAGCGCCGCCCAATAATGAGCGGCTGTCTATCAGAATGTGAGTCTATCTGTTTCAACAACTTCTATCTCCGAGAATAGAGTTTGGGGACACTTATTATCATTGAGAAATGTGTACAATGTACCGTTAGTGCTTATAAGCTTTAAGCCAGCAGCCAGCAATCGTTGCTTTGCTTCCTCGCCCTGCACGCAAATAAGTTTTGGCATTTTACATCACCACCTTATTGTTTATCACGGGTGCGTTCGCCTTCGTCTGATATATTATCGGACTCAGGTCTTCCCGCGTCTGCGCTTGATATAGTGTTGCTGCTCTGCAAGGGTCTGAACTTGTTGCTTAAATCAAGGATGTCGGTCTCTATATGGTTCAAGCCGAGAGAATGCAGCGGATCAATGCCCATAGTTGCCAACAATGATGTAGCAACAGGCAACCCGTATTGCAGCACACTAATGAGTGATTTCTGATAAGCATCACGGGTATACCTACCGCTCGGTAGGAAAACCATCCTGAAATCCTTAGAGAAAGACTGCTTCTGCAAAATGCGGTTTATTGCGACACCTATACTCTGAACGACGCCCCACGTCATGGACTCGTCCGCCATACCGCTAATCTCCAATGCACGAGATGATGTACTCGACCCAGAAAAGATAAGACTACTGACGCCTGCCGCATCCCAAAGGTGTTGCTCGGCAGCTGCCACTTTATCATTTTGATTAGTGCCAGATTCATCAAATGTGAATGCCTCAATGTCCATAGGAGTAAGAATGCTGCCGACATTGCTTGGAAGCACATGCTCCAAATTCTGCCAAAACTCTTTAGCTTTGCCAAAGTCAAGCGTCCATTCGCCCTGAGAGTTAAGACCTATTTTCATTGCCAATAAACAATAATTGTCTAATTCCGTTCGAGACAAACTGAGATTTTTATAATCCTCTAAATCATAAATAGCTCTCAAAATACCTACAAATGGCGGCAGAGGATATAACAAATCGCTATTTACCTTGATAGCAAATGAATACGGGGCATCGAGTTCTATCCATTTCTGAGTAGTGTCTTTCTGGTATTGGCTATATTTCGTCTGGAACTCTTTGGGGTACAACTCAAGTTCATTATTGTATGTGTCAAAATACGAGAAGTCATAAGCGACGTTCCAACAATTCTGTTGATAGCTGGCTATCTTGCAATAGTTCGGGTCAAGAATCTGAAGCGACAACCCCTCTTTAGTGACCCATGCAGTGCAATAACACACATCTTCACGGAAACATGTAGTAAGGATCTTCTTACATTGCGTCTTCAAATCAGAGTTAGACAGAAAATACGCCGTCTTTAAGTATTTTTCATATACGTCATTTGCATCCCTTTTATCACTAATAGAAACCTGAACAACATTATATGCCAAATCACATAAGTCCGCAAAATAGTGTACAAGTCGCATAAAATGCGGACTTAAATTGTATAACATTATAACGGCGTCTCTTAATTGCTGTTCATTCGTTTCGGGGTTCTGGACGAAAGTTGTGATCTGCTCCTTAGTATATGTGGAAAACGACGTAGACTTCATACTATTATTCAAATCTCGATATATTATCTTGGCAAGACTTGAATAATAAGCACGCGGCTTATCGCCCAACAGACCACTCATGTCGAATGTCTTACTGACTTCCGCCGCATTAGACAGGGGCGGCATTTTGTTGGTGCCTTCCATAAGCCACCACCTTTCTTTACTTTATTTTTGGAGCTCTAAACAAGAACTCGAATCCTTGTATATCGTTTTTAGGCTTTATCACAGATGTATACTCCAATATGTAATATAGGACATAGACCAAAGCAGAGAATCTATCCTTATCCAGCTTGCGCACGACCTTTTCAATAGCCAAATTGCCATTCGCGGTGCTCTTCAGCCTAAGATTAGCTATCTCTGCAAACAACAAGTCTGTCTGTATATAAGGAGTAGCATCAAAAGACTCATCCTTGCGAAATTCAGTATACAGCTCAAGGTCTTCTCGCTTACTCAGCATACGAAGTCTTCCGCTGTATACGGCATCAATAAACATAGCGATAATCCGAGATTGCAACCCCTGTGCCTTCAGGTCAAACAGACACCGCTTTGCGTCCGGTGTCGCACTCTGATTGGTTGTATTAACCGTATTCCAAGGCTCAAACTGCTCACCAGTCGAAGGGTCGATGTTTACCTGCAACAAATAATCCACGAGACCAGTGCCAAGACCATTTCCATCAAGTACAACCATACGTGGATTATAAGCCTCCGCATAGCGCTTAATAATAACAGCCTGCGCAGTAAAATTCAGCACATTAGGAACATTGACCACATTTACAAGATTCATATATTTAATTTTATTAGTTGCAGGATCACGGTCTACCTTTATAATAGCCAGAGACGACTGGTTGTTATTTGTTTTCTCCGAACGTGCCACATCATAGCCAAAATAATACTCGTCCGACTCTTTCTGCGCCCGCATAATCGCATTATCGAGCGTGCGGCAAGCCAGCAGCTTATTAACGTCAACAAGCGCACCGTCGCTACTGCCAGTCCACGTGCCGCCATAGTTCTGCGCAAATGCCACAGATGACATACTGGCTCGTTTGGCGAGTATCTGTGCCTTAGACGAACCTCGACCGTACCAGCACGGTATCATCCAGTCCGCGCCGATTACCATCTTGCCTCCAAGGTCTATCATAGTGTGCATCATATCGATAGAGCGTATATGCTCTGTCGAGCCGCGCCAACCGGGGGTAGAGAAGAAGTTGATTTGCTGATTCAACTCACAAGGGTCAACCAACCCCAAACGCCCCATCGTATATCGCGGCACTTCAACAATCGGCTCAATAGCATCTTGGAATGTCTCGGCATCACACAGCACGCTCTCCTCAACGTTAATACGCTTACGACGCTGACCCTTTGAGGTCTGGGAGTTCGCCAGTGCGTCTATGCGCGAACCGTTCTTAAATAGAATATAAGCCTCATTAGCCGTAAAGCTCTTTTTGGCTATCTCATTTTCAAGCAAAGGCCAAGCTCGTATAATTTCGGCGTACTTGTCTTTTAACAGCTTGGATGCGTTTTCCTTAGTCTGAGCTGTAACAGACAAAGTGACGCCCGGATACCACACAGCGACTACATACTGCACGGCTTGCTGCAAAAAGGTCTTACCGCTACCACGAGTCAGACACCCGTATGTGCTATAAAACCGTGCAAGGCTACGCATCAATACACGCTGGTCCATATCCAGACGGAACCCGTTGTTTTCGCCCTTGCACAAATCGAGCCAAAGGTCAGGGTACCACCGCGCCCAACTTGCGAACTCAACCCAGTTCTTTAGCGACGGGCCAAAACCGGACTCGACTTTCGTATAATCAATCACCCAAAACCACCTCTTCCGGCTCATCATCCGGCGTTAATTCAGCATTAACATCATCAGGCAGTTGGATAAATCTCTCTATCTGCGGCCTATTCGTCGTGGTTGGGTCTTCCGTGAACATGCCATTCGGGTCTCCGTACTGCTTAACATAGTCGGCGACCTTTTCATCGTAAAACTTGTATATGTCAGCGTATTCACACTCAGGCTTGCCCTCAAGTCTGCGCACGTAATTAACGTATTCCCACATCAAAAAATCAACGGCGTCCGAAGGCTTATACTTGAACTGAGGTAGTATAGGTATAATATCTACCGCTTGTTCAATCGCCTGCGATATCTCCGAAAATGACCCTGCACTGCTGTCCAGGTCAGATTTAGTCATCTGCTTGGGGTTGATTTTAGCGTTTTCAGCCGCCTTGGTAGCTAATGTACCCCACCGCCTTGCAGCATCTGCGTCACCGCGCACAATAGCCTCTTCTTCCAGCACCTTGTAGCGCGTATAAGTCACAAGCGCTTCCGTATGAAAAGTGGTCATATCCGTATAGGATTGCTTCAGCCAGTTGAACTTCTGCATCAGCTTACGGTATAAATCCGGTCTCAACCCCTCGCCAAACAGCGCAACAGCTTCTTCGTCTATTGGCTCATCCGCCGCCTCAGCCACGACAGTTTCCACCGGCTTGGATTGTGATATGCTCTCATTTAGTGACGTTACGTCCAAGCGGGGCGCGACATCATCTATAGCATCAACACTCACATACGGACTGCCGACAAAGGTAGAACCGGGCGCGATATTCGCATCCTTCGCCCAAAGTTCACCTGCCTTGAAGTCCCAGTCCCGATACTGCTTTATCTGGACATTCTTCATGTACAGCGAGACTATCTTCTTATTGTGCTCAATAGGCACATTGCGCCCCTCAATAGACTTCTCATACTCATCTACGGAGCTATGTAACACCCGCTCGATATACGGCTTGTCCAGTTGGAACAGTAGCTTCCGCAACTTCTGTAGGCTCACCTTGTGTTCCAGCGGGTCATACACCAAATCCATCATGCATTCTTTACATATAGGCATATAGCCATCTAAGTGCATGGGGTTCGTACTTTTATAAAATGCACTTACGGGTTTGGTAGCTACAGAGGGAGGGCATGTGCCACATTTTTTATACTTAGGCCCTGTAGCAGCTCTGCTTTTAGGTCTTCCCATAAGCCACCACCTTTCTTCCTTATAATCAAAAAGGCAGTGGAGAACCCTGCCTTATATTTGTTAACAACGAGCTATATTAGCTTGCTGGACATGGGGTACACATGTGACACCCCATTCCGCCGTTTATGATGCTTTACCACTTAGAAACTTATTGACAAAGTATATCTGACCCTTGCCAGTTACCTTGGTAGTACGCACAAGTCTCACACTACCATCAGGGTTGTCCACAACGCTCTCCTTAACCTCAAACAGCCCAGCTTCCATACTACGCTGAGTAGGCAGATTGCGATTCGAGCCGCTTTTGCACAGATAGCCTTCATTACGCAGGTAATCAAATAGCCTGTTCTGGCCAATCTCATACCCGTTCTGACGAATCATTTTAGCGAGCTGACCTACAAGACAACCGTCCTGCGATGTTTCTACAGCGCCAGCAAATAACACCTTCGGTGCGTCAGTCTCGACCTTGACCTCCAACGCAGCCCTTTTGGCACGTTCCTCTTTAAGGTCTGTACACAGGCGAATAATCGTATCAGGGTTGATAAGAATCTCTTCTATCTTATCTGGCGTAATATACGCACCATGTTTACGGACAGAAGGTATTACCTCGTGGGTTATCCAGCGTTTGAATATCTTAGCCTCCGGCTTAGTAGAGCAAAGCACGAGATGATAGAGACCGGGCTCATTCACGCCATTCACCTCTTGGGTTTTGCTGGGACTTTGGGGGTGGGTTACTTTTAGTAACCCCCTTTCATCTTCGTCCAATCTATCCAATGCGCGACTCACCTGTTCCAGACCAAGGGCTCTGCATACATCGACAGCGACAAACCACGGCTCGCCATCGCGCTCAACAACCCTGACCTTACCAAAATCACTATTCTCAAATACCTGCATACCGTTATTCATATAATCTAACCTCACTTCATATTTAATGTGCAAAGGCGGCGGGAGTCTATCCACCATACATAGCCTCTGCCAGCAACGGCATTTCGCCCAAAATCACATTTTACAGCCATTTTAGTGCTGATTTTGCACATTTTCCAACGAGTCTTTGCGGATTCCGTTCCCCTTTTGTACTAAAAAGCGCAAATTCAAGGAATATATTTCTAAAAGTCGGCAAAAACTAATGTTCATTAGTCAGTTCAGCGATACCAGCTTACTGCACTCACGAATGGGTGCTCCGTCCTTGTCTAAGCACAGGTACAAGAACCCTTCCTTCTGGCTCATCGTGAGCTTGCCATTGGCGTAACTCATCTTACTTGTCTCACAGCAACATCCCTGCTCATACAGTACCGTGTTGCCAACCGCATAGTTGCCAAGGCGATGTGTATGTGCCATTACCAGACCGCTAAATACCATACCTTCATTGCGGAACCACATCATAGCATCTTGCGCCGTCTTCATAGGCGCAGACTTGAATGCACGCGGATGGCAAAATATAACTTGTCCTATCTGTGCATACCACTTACCGGCGTATTCAATACTAATATCTGGAAACACTTCACAGATGGGTTCATAATAGGCACGGGTGTGCGCCATCTTGTCATAGTGATAAAAGCCATCATTGAAGATATAGTCCAGCTCTGTCTCAGGCGTGAGCTCTATTAACTCATTGTCCAAAGCCTTAGCCAGTGCGGTGCCGAACCGCGCATCATGATTGCCATATGTGACAACTACACGCTTAGGACGCAACATCGCTATAAGGTCAATAAGATACTTACGCGCCTTAATCATTTCTTCGACAGGACTACTGCGGAACATCTTCGGGAAAGAAGACAGCCCGGCAAAGTCAACAATATCACCATTGATTTGCAGTATGTCAATCTTGCCTGTATACTCACTGAAGACGCTCACAGGTTTCTGAAACGGCACATGCAAATCCGATATAGACAGTATGCGCGTCTCTACACCGCGCTCATGCCGCGCACGCTCATACATGCGGCCACGGTTAAATGTGCGGTAGTCCTTGCGCCACTTGCATTCGCCAAAAGGCTCGTCTACTTCGGGCTGTGCGTTGAGCAGGTCAGCTATGCGTACACAGTTGAGTCCGTACTCGACCTTATGCTCAAACAGCCGCACAAAGTAGTCATCAAAACTCTCATCGCTAAAACGTCTATACGCCTCTGCCATGACTACTTGCTCCTAAAGAGGCGGAGGAGCCTCGCCGTTTCACGGGACTCCTCGGCCAGCCACTTCTTCTTACGGGCGTTAGCGTACTTATTGAGCACTGTAATGTGCGCACCATGTTCGCGGAGATACGTAGCCTCCGCCTTACTTACGTTAATAATGTCCAATCATTCCTTTTACTCTATATTAGACGCCATGACAAAAACTCGTGATAAAAATCCGTGATAAGAATCCACGATAAAAATCCGTGATAAAAAGTAATGATAACTGAACACGAGTAATATCTTAGTATCCATATACACCCATTTTGACGCTCCCCACGGCTAAAGCAAGGGGTTTTACGCCACTCATTATAAAAAGTGGCGATTAAAGATAGCGACTATATTATTACCCACCACAGCGTCTTCGCCTTCATTGACCAGAGGTACATTAAACCTGACGCGCACCATTTTGTGTCGGGTATTCTTACTCCAACTATTCTTAGGCTCAATACGAGTTATAAGACCGAAGTCAACCAGCTCCTTAAAGTGACGCCCGGACAGGTTCGTATAAGCGATGTTCAGCCACCTCGACAGACCGTACAGAGACACATTACACTCGCCGTTCTTATTCGCGCACACCTTACCATAAGCAAGTAACGCCAATGCCACCATACGAGTATTCTTGCTATCGAATCTGCTACGCACTTCCTCAATATCGTTCTGGTTAATATAGCAGGGGCTTTCGCCTCTTAGCGGTGTACCATCTTCCATGACCCGATATATCACACTATTGACGCTAAAATCGAAGAAACATTTATATTTGCTACCCCAATCAAATATCCGCTCGCGTATGGCCTGATGGTCAAGCCCTTGGTCACGATAGTAGGAGGCCAGCATATAACATATGCGATAGCTAAAACGCTGGTCTATGTTCTTGCCTTCAAGGTATTCCTGCACTTCAATAAGTTCGTTAATCAATAATCTGCTCTCCAATCTCTTGTATTTCTATTTCGTTATACGGCACTTCAACCATTAAATAGCGCCGTCCCAAATATAGTTCATTGCCATCAGGGTCGCGTTTAGGCAACAACCGTTTTTCAGCCGGCTTAATGTTGTCTAACAACCCCTGTTCAGCTACCACCCACATAAACTTACTGTCAACGTTAGGGTAATCACGATACTGTAACAACACAGCCGCATTCGCCAGCATCTTTTCATCTGGACAAATCTCATAGCACTTCTGTCTATACAGCTCATGATAATAAGCCCAATTAACAGTGTAGTATTGCGCGTCAAACTTAGTGACTTGCGCCCTGATGTCCTCATCTTGATATGCCCGCACGCGCCGTTGCTCGGCTTGTAAGATTGACATCTCCTTGTTATATGCGAGGAACACCTCACGAAGCCGCTCATACACATCTACTTGCACATTTACTTGCGCATCCAACATCACCGTGTAATCAAACTGCGGCGCACGCGCCCAACGGAGTTTCTTGTGCCATTTCTCCATTTCAATACACAACCTATTCATATTAGATGGAGCCATAGATAGTTTCTGATTGGCGTAGTATTCCTTGCGATACTTCATAAAATAAGGGAGAGGACGCCCCAATTTGGCGATATGCGGGGGCATTTTGTAGAATATTCCCGTCTTCGCTTGCCTTTGTACCGCTGCTTTCGCAGAACTTTAACACCGCTTTCGCGGTCGGAGTAGACCATATCTTTATCTGTTATCAGATAGTTTGCACTTCGATTTAAGGGATTCTCACCCACTTGCCATTTCATGCAAGCCCTACTCCTATTGACGAATTTCACGTCCGAAGGGATGGTCGTTGCACCTTCTCCATATGGAGCTTGGCACAGGATTACCATATTACTTAGGCGTCCCCTGTTAGCCAGCTCATTAACAACCATTTCCTGTTGCTACTTGTCGTTGAGCTGACACCCCACAATTATGGGTTCACAAACTTTGCTAATAGCTGTCACCAGCTATAGTGACCAATTCGATCAATCGCCTTACCGGTCAAGACGCTTATCTGGTCAACGTACTTCTCATAAAGCCGTTTTTGTTCATCTGTGCGCGGGCACTTGTTGTGATACGCGCTGCTATAGTTACTGTACTCCCCGATAAGTGACTTCATTGTACGCATGGTTAAAGCTATACGTCCCTCTACGGTATCCGGCTCCACCATTGCCGTAGCTTTGTCTTCCACATCTATCACTATAGGGATGTCTCTATGTACACCTTCTTGCATAATCTCGTTCTGCAACACCAGAACAAGGTCGCCATCAAACACGCTTTCGCGTAGACTATATCTTCCACCATCTAATATGGCGGCGGCGCACTTCCACTGACGTATCAATAGCCAGCGTACTCGGTTACACTCATCACCGATAGTCGTTACACCCTTGTACAAATATGTAATCATCAAATACCTACCCATGTATCCCCATTTTTTATATGTTGTATCGTCGTCCAACCCACCCCAAACTGACGCGCCAGATGACTGACGGGCATCTTGGAGTTTAACATCTGCCGAATAGCAGCAACATCTTGCTCACACAATTTCGACCGACCATTATGACTTCCTCTGTGTTTACCAATATTATATCTGCCTGCCAGAGAAGAATATCGTATATTATCTTGATGCGTAACCCACTCTAAATTAGATGCACAATTATTTTGTCGATTATAATCCTTATGATTAACCTCATAACTGTCCTGATATCCATCTACGAAGTTTAACGCCACAATACGATGCACTTTAACCCGAGCATTACGTTGATTTGTCGAACCCAAAGTTACTTCATAATAGCCGTCCTTATTTAATCGCTGTGAAATTGGCTTTCCACGCGGCCCAACGATAACGCCAGTATCACTAACTTGGTATATAATTCCTCGATATTCAAAAGATTTCCATCTCATTTAATCACCTCATTCTAAGATGATTAACATATTTGTACCTTGGCACGGTATTATTTGCTCTCGCAACCTCCACCGTTAGCAGGCTGTAAGCCTACACCCCTGATAAGGGTTCACGCCGTGCAGTATCGACATTACTGTCGTACTGGACTTCTTAAGGGGGAATCAGCCCCATTCAAACGCGGTGCAATAAGACTTTTGCAGTTGACCATGCATATATTGGCTAAGTCACCAACATACTTGATGATGTCGGGCGTTGTCACAGCTCGCAACAGCGCGTGCTCTGACTTGCATATGTGCGGATTACGCTCTATCAGATACTCGCCGCTAAATGCGCCGTCTATATCACGCGAATAAAACTCGTCTGCCTCAAGCGACCCGTGCAGGGGCAGCCCGCCGATATGCTCCATCAACAGTATCAGGTCTGGTACAAGAAACTTGAAACATGCCTGCATCCATAGCTTCCCGCACTTCATGCCGTCAATGTACTTCTTGACCGATTCGCGCAGGTATTTGCGCACATTCCGCTCGTACATCATCTCAGGATTCTTTAGTATAGCTTTGGCATAGGCATTAACTGGTGTGCAGCTATCAGCCGTTAGGCCGAGAAAGTTGTAGGTATACAAGTTGTCGCCTTCCACAATGCGCTGCGCCCACTCCGCACTATCCTCTGCTAACATTCGGAACTTGTTATACGGCAAGTCAAGGTCTTGCAGTATCTGGTAGTTGGCGCGGGTGAACACAGGTTCCTCGTCAAAGGAGAAGTTCCACTTAGCAACGCCGAAACAATGCTGATACTTATCGAATAAATCCCAGTATCTATCCCAATCGCGCCCATCGCCGTATACCTTGAAGTATTTCATACCCTTAAACATACTCTCGGTGAAGATAAGCATTTTATCATGCACGCTATGCCAGCGTCCCCATATATCCTGTATATATTCAACGCCGCGCTCCAACAGGAAGGACTCATAATCAACCGAATGGCTAACCTGTAATGTTACCCTCTTCAATCGCCACTTGAGAGGGAGTTAAACATATAGTTTCTTCATCACTATATATTTTAACTTTTCTTATACTTTCATATAAGCACTGACTATATCTTCATCCTTGTAGGATGCTCCCCATTTCTATCGCCCGAAGCTTGCGATGTACTTGCTTACGCAATAGTCGATGAACCTTCTCCTATTCGGAGCTTGGCTGCTGATTATCCAATTCCTTCCTTTTGTCGAACCTTCGCACTTAACCTTATTTCATGTTTATGCTGTAGTAGAAAAGACTCTAAGGACGTCCCAGCAATTAAAGGAGTTTGCTATATATATTGCTATATATAGGAGCTAAAAATTTAACCCTTCGTCCACGGCATTCTCCAGAGGATTGTCGTAACCGGTGCTTTGGCGTGTAACAATTCCGTTACTTGGCGCGTGATGTCAGGGTGGTGGATACCGCACCCGTCAAAGGCGTTAATCTCCATATCGCGCACATCCTCGGCGATATCCTTCTGCGTCCACTGCCTAACCTCGCCATCCTTCTCGTATTCAACAGTATTGTCATATACATACTTGATACGCTGTTGCGGCACAGGCAGCATCAAATCCGGCACAATAATCACCTTGGGTTTCCAACCCTCCAAACAATGGCACGAACTGAAGAACAGCCCGCGATAGGCGTAATACTTTGACAGTACAGTCTTGTCAAACTGGATGTCCATAGTTATACGCTTGTTAAGTTCGGGAAAGATATCCGCATCAACGACACTAAAAATGCCATTGCGTGTCATAGAGGCCGAACGCTCGCCAAACACAAAGTGGTGCCCATCAATATAGATGCCATCACGCACCAAACGGCCAATGTATTCTTCTGTTTTAGGTGAGCCCGCGCTGTCAATAAAGACTACATATGGGTTAAATTTGCCCGAAAAACCTGTTATAAGACGTGTTTGTCTGAATAGCGGATTATCTGCCTGCTTGATGTAAAAACGCTTGTCAGAGCCTTGTGCGCGGCTCAAATGGTAGTCTGCGGCGATTATTTCCCGTAACGGATACGACCGCACAACATAAAGAGGTGGTGCAAAAATAAACCTCAACTCGCTTTCATTAAATTCTCGACGGCAAAGCCGTCATTTGTGGTGTATATGATGTGTTTAATGCCCAGAGACTGGATAGCCGCCATACAAGCAGGGCACGGACGCGCCATGCCATACGGGCGGTCGTTGCGCAACCGACACACATACAGCGTCACACGGCTCCAATCAACATCAGGGCTATCAAAGATAGGGGAGAGGCACATGATTTCCGCATGGACACTATGCGGCGGCTCACTGCCAGCGCGAAAGTCGCGGAAACGATCAAAGGCGGCCTGTAGCGGATGAGACTTAGTAGCATTCCACCCAACGCTCAATACTTGCTTGCCACACACGGCAACCGCGCCCACCTTTATCCTAAAGTCACTCAGATTCGCAGCTCTCGCCGCGTACTGCAAATAACGCATCTGCCGCTGTGTAATTCCAGAAGTCCCATTCGTTTTCAAGATAGCCCCAAAAATCAGACCTCCATTCATAATAATCGTTATATGATTCCATATTAGTCCTTTTCAGTAATACTCAGAATTGATACTCGTTTGCCGTATATGCCTATTGCTAACTGCATAGCCTGTTGGAAATTAGCCGCTACTAAAATGCTTTCAAGAATTGTATGTACCTTGTCGGGAAGTTTAAGTTGAATGGTGTATAGCTTCATCATCGCACCTCATACGGCGTAAATGACTGCGCCCCACACTTCCGGCATACCCAGTGAAAGCCGCCGCCGGTGTCACGAATGTACTCCCAATCATGGTCACAGGAAGTGCCGTGATTAAGGTTGACATCGCCTCTCTGGCAGTAACACATCCGCACCCATGGAGCATTTACCGCGCCGCACCGTGGACATATCCATCCGACATTATATGGCTCGATCTCGTGCTCGTCCAGCAGATTGCCGCCCGAATCCTCCGAAACGGTATACATGGGGATGTTATTTAAGTCTAAGCCCGACCAGTCTATAGTTACAACATCCCCGGCATGTAAACCGTCCACCCGGCACGAACTGCTTATTCGCACCTTGTCACCTACTTGATACTTCATGTTTGTCCTCCTTTAGGAATTTGTTTACAAAGTATATCTGACCTTTGTTTGTTACTTTAGGCGTGCGCGTTATTCGCACAGTGCCATCAAGGTTATACAGCGTGCCTTCTTTTACCTCAAACCAACCCGCATCTATGCTGCGCTGTGTCGGCATGTTACGGTTCTCGCCGCTCTTGCACAGATATCCCTCATTGCGCAGATAATCAAACAGACGGTTCTGACCGATATTGCAACCATTCTGGCGCAGCACCTTGGCAAGCTGGCCAACAAGACAACTGTCCTTTGATGTGGCAACCGCATCAGCAAACAGCACCTTGGGTGCATCGGCCTCCACTTTGGCCTGTAGAGCCAATCTCTCTTGTGCTTCCTCAATCCATCGTTTGGCTCGCTCTATCGGGTCGTCTATCATGTAGCTATCTGGGCGCTGAAGCACATAGCTGCCTGTCTGCCGCAGTGTAGGCAACACCTCGTCGAACACCCAACGCTCAAAACGTTCCGCGGAGGGCAGCTTACTGTGGGTGATAAGCCGGTACACGTCGCCTTCCGGTATGAAGATCATCTCGATCTCCTTGTTTTGAGCTTGCGGATGGGGTACGCCCCGTTTCAGGGCGCACCGACAATGGACGGTAATCGCGTTTCTGGGCTTTGCATACCCCAGCGCGGCGGCAACGTCCAGACCGCAGAACAGGTATTTATCTCCTTCCTCGATAATACGCACACTACCAAATTGCTCGTTGTTGAATACTTCCATCTGCTGATCCATTATTTATCCTCCATATTTATTATCAGACCACGGAACGTTCTGTTCCACCGTCTGCACCTATGCGTCACGTTTCGTTACACGCCCCATGCCCGACTCTTGGCGTACAAGGGTGGAACGTTTCGTTACACCCCTTGGAATGTATTCATGAACTCAACCAGCGTCATGCCGTTATGCTCGGCAAGCGAGGTGGCAAAGTAGATGATGTTCCTAAGCGCACTTACATTCATAGCCCAGCAGCACCAACTGGTGAAGTCTATATAGGGTGTCTTATCTTTGCCCTCCATAGCATAGCCCAGCATCTCATGACCATTCACGCTGTATGTCACAAGCGGCGTATCCTCTTTGTCGTAGATGCAATGACCATGCCGCCACCAGCCCCAATCATCCGGCCAGTCCTCATCCTTGACATCGCATAGACGTCTATAATCCTCATCGTCAACCTGATACACATCGCAAACCCCGTACCACCCGAAATCGGCGTGGCCTTCCAGCACCACATTAACCCCAAGCGCCTGACACGCCTTTTCAATGTTCTGTCCTACAATTTCCCTCATATATTCCTCCTTTAATCTTTTGGTAGTTTACATTTGCCTTCAGCCGCAAGCCTTTTCGCGGCCTCAGAATACCCCTGAGCCTCCGTGCGCCGCCGATGTTTGGCCGCGCTCCGCAACCGCGTATATACATTCAAAAGGTCTATAGCGTAGTCAATGCTGTCTATGCTGTCGTCGTTCTGAATGTTCGGATAGAAGTTGCACTCGATGAAGTCTATTAGGCTATTTCGCTGACTCTCGGTTAATTTTATAGTCACCCTGCTCACCTCCAATCTACGCCACGGAAGCCCCCGGATTTAACTGCGGATGAGGTAGATGGCGTTTCACCACCCACCGACAGTGTTGCTTGATTGCATTAACTGTATCTTTGTACCCAAGAGCAGCGGCTACATCTTTAGCACAGAATAGTACCTTATCTCCCTCAACCACCATTCTTACCTCACCAAACTGTTCGTTCTTATAGACCTGTATCAAGTCCCGACCCAGCACAGTTGGCCTGTCTACATTAGTGTAGTCAATTCTCAAAAGTTCGTTTTCCATATATACTGCATCCTCCTGTTACGCCGCACAAAACTCGGCGCGTAGCTTCTCCACAAGGTAGAGCTGACCCTTACCAGTGATGAAGGTGACAGGATGGACCATGCCGTTGACGTACACCTCACGCACCTGAAACAGCCCCTGTTTAATATACTGCTGATACGGCTCGTTATTAGCACGCAGATAACCACGATCTCTTAGCCACGCCATCAGCTTATTACGCCCCAGCTTAATATCCTCGTTCTGCACTATCTTGGCAAAAGCGGACACAGTGAGCAGTGTCTTGGAATCGGCCACATGGTCGGCAAACTCGACCTTGGGTTGCTGCTCGGCCAGTTGTGCCTGCTGTTTGGCGTTGTCGGCCTTCAATGCCAGCACCTGCGTCCTCAAATCCTTAACCATAGTAAGCTTGGTCTCGTCCGAGAAAGCGGGGAAGTACCTCTCTATGAATTCTTCTTCACGGCCAGCCTGCACATAGCCGCCAGTCTTACGGATAGTGGGTATTATTTCGTCAGCCACTAATGCCTGAAACCTTTCCGCAGTCTCATTCTTGGCCTTCATAGCAAGGCGATAGAATACGTTCTCGGGGATGTAGTCTGTTTTCGCAACTTCCTGCGAAAAGCCAATATCGGCCAAATACTGTTTAACGGTGTTCCAACGCACATACTCTACGCCCTTACTGTTGTCTATAAAACCCAAACCTCTGGCTACGGCCTCAAGCTTCAAATAGGCCATGCCGTCCTTTTCATAACAATCAACACCGCTAATATTTGTAATCTGTAACTTGTTCTCCATGTTTTACCTCTTGTCTAAAATTCTTATCCAATTCCTCCACAAACGGGGGATAGCTATGCCGCCACATTCTGAAGGATGTCGTCTATGTTTACACCCCGCTCACAACACATTGCTCTGGTAGGCTCATCCGCGTGGGGCAGATAGGTATTTAGGAACATATTCTCATTCGCCACATACCCACCTGTGCGGCGTATAGAGGGGATAACTTCGTCAGCGATAAAAGCTTGGAAACGCTCGGCAACTTCACCCCGCACCTTCATGGCCAGCCGATAGAAGATGTTCTCCGGGATAAAATCGCCCGTGGTACACTTCTGTACCACGCCAAAGTCTGCAAGATATTCTCGCAACCTCGTCCAATGAACAACCTCATTGCCGCTATTGGCTTTCTTAGTGATACCAAGACCTTTGGCTACAGCCTCCAAATCCAGATAGGCAACGCCGCTGCTTTCATAGCAGCGAATGTTACCAACAGTCTGGTAATGAGGCGTATTTGGACCAATGCCAGCCAGAATACCTGCACCACCCGTGCGGCGTATAGAGGGGAGTATATCGCTCGTCACCCAACGTTTGAACACTTTTGCCTCTGGTTTGCGAGAACCAAAGATTAAAGCGTAGAGTCCGGATTCGTTCACTACCGTCATATTGGGGTTGCCTCGCTGATTACCCTCATTTGAAATGAGGGTATTCATCTTCTCGTCATCCTCTAACCTTACAAGTACCTGAGAGGGATTACCAATCTCTAACGCCTTACATACATCTGCCGCCACAAACCATGGCTCACCGTCACGCATAATAGCGCGTACATTACCGAACTGTTGACTGCTGAACACCTGCGCCTTGTTGTTTTCCAATATTTGGTTGTCCTTTCATTAAGGTATATTCTTTAGATGGCGGCGGGTGCCGCTCTAAGTTGTCCTTTGTAGTATATAACTTGCGCTTATATCAGTCAATAAGGTAAATGTGAACAGATTGTGAAATTAGCTATTACCCTTTACGCAGAACTCGCCGTAAGATTCGACCTTCTCGATGTGCTTTCCTATATAGAATAGGTTGGGGTTGCACACAATGCGCATATCCCGTATATCTTCCTCATAGAAGAAGGTGCAAAAGTATTGTTGCTTGCTTTTCCAGTTGAACGTTATCTTGCGGTAATTGTCCAGCAGGCGTTGCGCATTGTCTCGCTCATATCCAATGGCGTCACAAAACTCGCCAAGTGTCATGGGTTCTATTACCTCAAGATGATCCTCCAGAGGATTATGGCACACAATATTCCATTGCACATTCACATAAGGCATTAATAGGAAGATATAGCCAAGATACTGATGTAGACGAGGGGGAGTGGCTTCGTATAAGGCACGCATAGACTTGATAAAGACTCTGGTAAAGCGGGTATTGTCAGCGCGTTCAACCTTACCTCGTACAAAGTAATTACGATTCATAGTGTAACCGTCATCTGTCTTTATCAGCATCCCCGCGTCTGTCACTTCAGAGAAGAACCGGTCAAAGGTCTTACGCTTCAACCCCAGCAACTCCGCCATGCGTTTCTTAGTCATCTTCGTTCGCTGTGTACTACGCAGCACACCATCATATGATAGGTATGTGGCCAAGTACATCAAACGCGCCGCCGTCTTAGGGCGCATCTTAGGCGTATTTTGAAACATATACAGAAAGAACGTGCCGTCTTTTACTTTTGCCTTATACAATAGAACCCCTCCTTTTATTTCCATTCCTTAATGCAGTCAACATTACCCGTTACCTCCTCAACCCACTTGTACAACAATCTCCGCATACGACTGCTCGGCAGATACAACCATATCTCCTTGCCATCCCGCAGTCTGCTCCGCCACAACCACTGCACCATCTCAGAGGTGGCGAGAGCATCATTATCTATGGTATAACCCCGCTCGGCAAAGTATATCTGGGTGTTTACATTAGCAAATATGTTTACGGCGTATGCTAAATGAGAGCACTCCCTATAGGCATTAGTAGCACGTGTATTATACGCGAGAAACCTTCTGGCATAGCCATTGCCTTGCAAACTCTTCCTATTATCATTATAGGTAGACCACAACCGCAACTTGCTATTGCTGGGGCTTATATTGGTAAAGAAGTTAGCCAGATTACGTCTAAGATCTTCCACCCCTGTACTTTGCTGACTATTATACCACGACACAGATAGAGCAGTTCTGGCTTTACCGATAGCGTTCATCTTATTATTCGCGCATAAATGTATAGTAGGCAGAGTTATCTTCTCCTGCATTAGCCCCGGCACAAACTCATATTCAAGCCCATCGATATGCCGCACGCCTATATAGTCCACATCAACATTATGCATCTTATAATAATAAGACTGGTACTGTGCTGAAAACATATACGTCAATATAACCACCTCATCAAAAGCCTCAAATACCTCTAACGGCAACTGCCACACCACCAGTCTATTGTTCTCATATGTAACACAACCAGACTCCACCTTATTCCGCAATCCATCAAAACATCCCTTGTAATTATCCTTTATCCATACAACACGTCTGGTATCAGGCTCAACATCTACAATTCCTGCCTCAAACAAGATGTCTATATCACTGGAGGCCACATCAATAAACTCCAGTACATCAATGACTTCATCCAATATTAAGGTGTAATGGCCAGAGCGTATAAGGTCTAAGGTCTCAGAATTGTACTTATAAAATAAGGCGTGTGTACTCGCTATGTTGTATTGGCCTCGCAACAGGTCGTTCAACGATGTCAACTTACCTTTGCCGACATTCTTGGGCTGCTTAAATCGTCGCTTAGGGCAAGCCTCTTCAATACGCCTACATTCATCGAGAAACTGGGTGACGAATAAGAATCGCCTATCAGTTTCGCGGTTCATCATTGTTATGGCAGCTTGTGTTTTTCCACTGCCCATAACAGCGTCGCAAACATGGATTTTCAAGGTCATAAAACCCCCTTTATTAGATTTTACCTCATATTTTTTCTGAAACGCCCCCAAATTAGGGGCTTTTTTGAAGCATTTCCTTAAAGAAGATATATAAGGGAAAATAAGTGTACCATAAGCACCAGTTATCTGTCAACATGTATTTGTACGAGGAAGCTTGCTTCCGAGTAGCGAGGGGAG